CTTGAACCGCTACCCGGCTGCTGGTTTTAGGTTTGCGCCTACAGGGTGGCCCGTATCAAGGTTGGCTGCATTCCTGGGTTGACGTTATACCAAATCGGATGTGGTGTCAATAGGGGGTTCTATTGGTTATTGTTCCTCTGCGTCCTCTTCTGCATGGACCGGGCAGCCTACTGCGGGGATTCGATATATGATTGGTGTCCCATCGTCGCGGGCATCTCCGTCCCAATCGCAGGTGCAGTCTTGAAGTCTACGGTGTTCCTCTTCCATAGCCTGCATTGCAGCACCGTAGCATCCCATGGTTCGTTCTACTTCCTCAGCATGTTCAAAGCATTCAGCCTTGGAAACATAATGGCCGCGTATAATCCGTTCGCTAATCTCAGACATTGGGGTTACCTCAGGTAGGTAGGGGATGTGGCGGTCTGATACGGACGCACCTACCGCCATCAGTGCGTACGGCTAAGGGGTTAGAAGTTATAGGTTACCGTATCGGTCCCAGGGTCCGGGGGTTTAAGGTACCCATCGTCAATGAATACATCCCCCATCTCAAAGTGATCCGCTTGAGGGGGAGGAGGCACACTAACGGTGCAGTTTATGGTTATCGGTGTCATGTCCGTCTGGTTTGCACTCTTGCCGGTGATAGTGACGTCGAACGTCCCTACCGTTTTGCCCCGGATACCAACCAGTTTACCGCTGTCGATATTGACGCAACCGACCGTATAGTTGGAAGTTTTGAGTACAGCAGCAGATGGGCGTAATGCTCCATCGCTACCCTTCGATGCGAGGGGGAAGCTCGCGCATTGTCCCACGAGAAGTGAAATGCTTGGCATAACCAGATAGTACCAGTACTAAAGGCTAATCGCGAAATCCTATCCGGTGTTCCAAGTCGCCACGGCAGATAGCACAGAGGGCTTGTCCGGTCCCATAGTATTCTGAGCCGATCATGTAGAGACTCGGGGTGTTTAACTCCCTAATGGATAGCTCACAGCCACATTTGCTACACCGGATTGGTTCCCGTTTCGGTTTCGGCTTTCCTGGTTTCTTCATAGCGGTTCAGAACTGCTCCCGTCACCTTTATAACGGCACTGAGTAGACAGTCGATGCAGACAGACAGCTTAGTGTCGTCAGTGTCGTCGTTTAATACCTCGAATGTCACAACTGCTGCTACGTCACTCCCGCACTCGTGGCAGTGTAGGTCAATGTACCCCGGTGCCATATCCCCTAGGATTTCGGTAGCTTTTTCCTTAGTTAGCTGCTCAGGGAGTATCTTTCTGAGTTCGTCTGCGGCCTTGGGTGGATTAATAAGGAATGCGGTTGCATCGTCAAGCCGCTTAGATGCGGTTAGCAGTAAGTCTCTGACGGTTTCGATGTACATCTAGTTTCCATTCTCGGCTTCGATTTCTGCTTCGGCATCCTCTGACCACCTTGCTATCTGAACGTTATCCACGTTATGGCCTGCATGGTCTCCCTCGTGGCCTAACTTCCTGGTGCATTGAAGGGTGAAGAATCTGGAGTTACATTCGGGGTTGGCTTCATCTTCTACCTCCCCAGGGTTATATGTAGCAGGTTCCAGATAGCCATACTTCCCCGGCCTGATACGTTTATCGTCGAATGTCATTGTTGGCCTCCAGTTCATCTATCTTTTGAGTCAGGCAGTCCAGATCAATTATCTGGTTTTCGATCCACTTGCGCATCCTAGATACGTACTCATAGGCGCATGTCATGTTGCAGAATCGGAAGTTCCCTAGAGCGATAAACTTCCGTGTCCGAGTTCGGCAGTTTGGGCAGTCGATGCGTTCCTTAGTTACCGCCATGGTTCCCTCCACCAAGGCTTGAATGATGCGGCCTCGGTCAGCTTATCCCGTTCGGCCTGGATGACCGATAGGCGTCGGAATCTCCAGTTGATCCCGTGTTTGTAGCAGTGGGTGTGTATTAGGGTGACTATCGGACCAATTACAGGGATGACACCTACGAACCAGGACCACTGTAGGTCTTCCTGATAGTAGTCGTCAGCCCTCTTTGAGTTCTTAGGGTAGCTTGCCTGCCAGGAGGCGAACTCTGCCGCAGCCGTCATCCAGGCACTCAGTAGGTAGAAGACTAATGCCAGTACGACAACAACTACTTCATCGGTCATGCTTCCTCCCCCACCATGGTTGGAACTCTTCGGGTTTGGGCTTGGGCCTGGGCTCGACAGGATAATCGTTAACCTCTATCACCGATATGTCGCAGAGGAGGAATATACCAGCCGTGGCGACCCCTGCTAGGAAGCAAAGCAGAGTATCATGGAACTCGAATAACCGAATAAGGGCTCCAGTGATGCCCCAGCAGAGGAACATTCGAAGCCATCTAATTCGGAACGGCATTCTCGGCATCATTGGGTATCACTTCCTTTGGTATCCGCTCGCTCCTTGCCATTCCATTCCACGCATATGCATCCAGCTATTAGGCACTCTCCAGGTGTGCCGAACTCGTGGTCTCTACATTCATGGCCGCATGTCCCACATACGCAGTCGCAGATACTTGGATCACTCCAGTGACGGCAGAACGGACCGCTTTCATAATCTGACCAGTCAAGTTCATCACTCATGTCGGTTTATAACCTTTCCGCCTAGCTGAGAGGAATGCCCTGATAGCGGTCTTAGCCTCGCTGGTACATGAAAGACAGTGCTTATCCTCTTTGCCGATTCCAGAACAGGAGCTACACCATAAAAGGTCCGCTAATGCATCGGCTGTGATGTTGATCTCTCGCATATTGGGCGGATGAAGGTTAGCTTGATTCCGCTGTTTCAGTTCCGTCCTCTTCATTGGCATCTTCATTCTCCTTACTCAGCTTATCCAGTTCCTCTTCGGTGAATTCCTCAAAGCATCCTAGGCACCGGGCACGCCATGCTCCGCCGCTGTATCCGACCGATGGGTCACCTTTGTCTGTTTCGATGACCATGGTGCAGCCACAGTTAGGACACCTCATAACTGCTCCATGAACGTTCTATGAGATCCCTATGCCATTTCAGATACTTGATCAGGAGATACTCTAACTCATCTGGATTCTGTGGTAGAGGTAGGGATTCCTGACGTAGGAAACGAATAACAAGACACGCTTCCGTAAGCAGCATATTCTCACCAAATGTTATACCCATGCTATCCAACGTCTTGGGATTCGGCTCCGATTTCTTCTCCGTCGTCTCTAGGCCCTGCTTCTTCGTCGTCTTGGTCTTCATCTTCTAACTCCTTCCCGCTCGGATCATGTGTATATTTATCCGGCTTTTCGATTTCTTCCCGGTCGATGCTCATCAGGCGGAATATCTCATCCAATGCCATGAGGCAGCGGCCAATGGATACGCGGAGTATCCTACTCGTCTTGGAAGCTACCACATGGGTGGTGATATTTTCCATCCCAGTTTCTAGGATCTTCAGGTGGTGGACTACCAAATCATGGACCTGTTGTGGTCCGAGTAGGATCTGATTAGCCGGGACGGTTTCGTACTCGCTCATCAGTTCTCCTAAGCTGATCCCCAGCCAACGCATTATCCGATCCATGCGTTCCATGGACAATGGTGTCTTCCCCGACATCCAGTTATGCACAGCTACATGACTGACACGCTGCGACCTAGCAATGGTGAGTGGGCTGATGCGCTTTTTACCATGGATGCGGCACCAGTCGCGGCGGCATCGGCAGAATAGGTAGGTGATTAGCCGAACCTGAATATCGGCTATGTAGATTGGATCGTAGTTCGGATTATCAAAGGTTGGGAACGTCTCAAGCTTATATGCTAACTGGACTCTGACCTTATCCCTCATTCTAAGCTAGCCTCCAGGACTTTGGCGTCGGCATGACAGTCATCGAGGTATATCTCCATGGACCTGATAGCCTCCTTTTCGGTAAATCCGAAGCAGGAACCGAACACCCCGGTATGGCCGTCTACGAAGGAGAACCAGTAGGGCTGATATGCGGATTCATACGCACGGATACGCTGCTTCAAGGCTTGAAGTCGTTGGAATTTGTTCATAGTTCCCCCTCCTCCCATTCGTCCATGATGGGGAAATCACCGGGGTCCTGACGTTCAGAGTATTCGGATTCAAATCTAACTGGGGTCAGTTTGACCTGATTATTACGTAGCATAAACTTAAGGTCCCAATCTGTTACCTTCGATACACCGAACGGCAAGTACTGAAGTAGGTCAATGTCCATTACGTACTCTACGATGTCCGATACGGAGTTTGGGTTACCTCCCCATTCTAGGACTTCCTCGGCGGTATACTCCATGATCAGTTCCCCTTTGATGTCTGAGATGAAGTAGTGACCGTCCTGCAATTCTGTCACGGCAGATAATGTGTTGCTGAATAGCTTCATAGGCTCTTATCCTTCTTAGCTGATCGGTGTTTCTTCCGCGTAGTCAGATGCTTCGAGCATCGTCGCTTAGTCTTGTCTTCCAGTTCCCCGCCACATGCTACGCACCTGCCTTGCCGAGCCCACATAAGCTGATATTTCCGCGTCTTGGACACGTTCAAGGCTTGAATATCTGCATCGATGTAACTCCTCGTAGTCAGCGTAGGCGTGACCTCGAACATCGTAGCTTCGTCCGCTAGCAACAGTTGGGCACCCTTGCCGAAGTAATGCCGGTACCGCTCCATGACGAACCCAGGGCTCGACGGCATCTTTGCCGAGCCCTTGTAGGTCCATCCTCGGGATTCCAGAAACTCCCTGTTAGGGGAATGGAACTCCAGGGTTATGAGTTCGGGGGTCCCTTCTGGCATTACTCATTACCTGCTAGTCCCCGGTAGGCAGCGGTATAGGTTTCGCCGTATGCCTGTTTGGCCTTGCGAAGTGCCTCGGCGTGGGATATCAAGGTACGGCCTAGCCCCTCAGCAGCACGGGGGAAAGCGACGATGCAGATAAAGAAGGTCCCGAATAGGACCCAGGTAGTGTTGAGCATAAGGGATTCCGTGATTTCCATACGTCTAGTCCTTTCTTGTAGGGGCGTTTGCGATGGCATTGAAAGCCGAAGCTGGGTTGCGGGAGTATGCGAAGAATCTAAATAGCTGAGACGCAGGCCATACAGCAGACCAAGGATTAGGGATAATCTCCTGGTTGCTATCGTAACTTACTGGCACTACTAACAGCGTGTTTCCATACTCGTTGATATACCATCCTGGACCTGAGAACTTAAACCCTACTAACTGCGATTCCGCTTCCCCTACTTCCCAGTCTTCCGACCAATTTGGGACGAACTCCCAGATAGGTACATCTAGTTGTGTCCGCATTTCTAATCCTCGTAGATTACTTCCCGATCCAGGAAGTGTTTGAACAGCCGCTGAATAATGGCTTCCCGATCTGCCTCGGAGGTTGGAAGATGGAAGTCCCAAACCTCGGGTGGGGCATGCTTTCGGAACCAGGAAGTGAAATCCTTATCACGTAGGGAAAAAGGGGGCTTATCGGAGTCAAGCGAATAGTCATTTAACGTGGCAGCGACTTCGATGAAACAAGATGACCGTTCACTATATAGTTCTAATGACCCCTGTTCAATTAAGCCGATAAGCTTATCCCTGAGATCGTCACTATCCCAGATATATATTGGAAGTCCTCTGCCTTCGATCCGATTCGCTGGGATACCTCGGAGTAGACACTCGAACCCAAGGCAACACTTCCTGCCGTCCTGTTTGCGCAGTAGGGCTGATCCAGTTCTATTCCCCCTGTACCACTCCGACCGTTTGATTACCAATGGTTCGTTCATGCCGTCACCTCCACCTGATCCGAGTTCACATAGACGACCTTACGCCCTAGGTAGTAGAGGAACAGTTTGCGGATGAGTTCTTGCCGGTGTTCCTCGGATTCCAGAGTAACTGAAGCCTCGGATTTGAGGAACGGAGGGAGGTCTTCTAGGCGCACACGCTCTCCCACCCGATCTTCAACTCCTACCTTTGCATCGTTTATCCTAGCCGCCAGGAGGGAGAACACTGTATCGTCGTAGGAGTTAGTTGCCATCCCTCCGAGCTTGCTTGCCTCATGGCCCCAAATCGCATAGGGCATCGTCATATCCTTTATGACATCCAGGCTGATTCCCCGGAGTAGGCATTCGAAACCCAGGCAGCATTTCTTTCCAGTGTGCGAGTTATACAGCCTGGAATACTCTGCCAGACCTCCCCTGCTCCAGGTCGCTAAGTCGATTTCCAATACCTGTTCTTGGATTGGAACCAGTGGTGTGAAGTCGTCAATCATTGGTTAGCTGTCTCCTTTTGGCAGTGCTGGGGGAATGAACTCCCCACCGTTCTTGATAATATTCTTCATGATTGCCCTGAGGCGAAGCTTATCTGTTGGGTATTTCATGCCGAATAGCTGTGCCTCGTGTTGGCCTTCCACTTCGACATAGCTGTTATCGTATGCGTATTCCCGCGCAAGTCCGTTGGTGGTTCGTGTCTCGAATGCATCTTCTATCAGGGTTAACTGACGAGGGGTGAATACGCTTCGGAGTCGATCATATACCGATTTATTGGTAACGAAGAGATCGCCTTCAGCCGTAAACTGGAACTTATTCTCTAATGCCACCACTGATAACAGGCAGGCACCCAAGGCACATACCTCGCAGTGTTTCTTCATTACCCCCGCTTGAGCTTTACTGCCTCGCTGGGAGGTGACGGCAGTACGTAACTTCAAACCTTCCGGACCATATGTCGAATACACCACATAGCCATTCCTCGCCTTCACCTTCAGCACTCGTGTCGAGTCCAGTACATCCTGTGCGACCTTAACCGCACGCCGTTTCATTGCCGCCGTCATGACTTGGTTCGTATTTTCCATGAGGTTCTCCATTCCGTTCAAGGCTTGAATTTGAATCCTTACATCGTCCGGACTACCTTGGCTACCCCTACCGCCATAGCCAGAGCCCGCTTACTGTCATTGCCGCTAACCCCAAACAGGTTAGCTTCCAGGCCGGTTTCCGCTTGCCGACCTCGGACATTGGAATTAAAGTTAGTCACACCGGAGTAGGCATGGGCCATGCTGCCCATCGTCATTTCGCCCCCAGGCTGATGCACAGTGGACTCGATCACCTGATTCAGCAGACGGGCACCGGACTGACGGACCATGGAAGCCACGGTGTATTCCTGCTGATCCGATTCGAGCAGTTGGGCAATGTAATGCCGTCCAACCACGGACTGATCATCAGTAGTCAGTTCAGCCGGAAAGGCATTCCCTGCATTCCTTCTTATCCGTTCCTTAATCTCAGTAGCCAACTTGGGCTGGAACAACTGAGTGAGTTGAAGCAAGTCAATGCCCTTGGTGGATTTCACCGTCCGCAAATCCGCCAAGACATCGACATGCTTGCCGAATGCCTCAGCCGCCGCACGGACGAACGATCTAGCATCCTCGATGCGTCCGGGGGTCAGTTCAGCCGAATGGACGAACCGTGCTCGACCCGCTGCAACCTCGACCACTGCCCCGTTGCTGCATCGGAGTTCCTCAGCCCAGGCTTGGAATGTGGTAGCCGTGCCCGGTGCATGGCCGAACTTGAGGACAATCCGCATAGCTACGATATCGCCTACTTTGGCTTCCTTCTGAATCCCAGAGGAGGCGACTGCCCAGCCGCGAGCCCCACCGTCGAAGAGTCCGATACGGCTGAGAGTCAGGCCAGATTCGTTGGCGAACTTGCACATGGTATCCACCAAGTGGGGATTCTGATGCGGCTTGTAGGAGTCAGTAGCGACGGCCAACGGGCTCCCATTATCGGACCGAACCAAGGCAACCATCCCAGGGTAGGGACGATTCTCCGTCTTGCCTTTGATCAGGAGGGGGAGGCCAACCGTCTTCCAGTTGAGGCCGCCGGTTTCCAAGATGGATTGGGTATCGTTCCCCAGATGGCTTACGTCGTGTCCGAGGCCACGGTAGGCACCAGGGTTGATAGCCGTCCGGTTCTCCAGGTAGTTTCGACCAGCTTGGGTGATTTGGTCGCCACGGGTAAAGCTATGAGCAGCGCTGCGGTCTGTATGTGCCATGTCGTTGCCTACGCCGATCAGGTTGTCAAGTATGTTGTTCATGTCGTTTGTCTCCTTAGTTGTTAACGCTTCCGTTGCGGTTTGGGGATGAACTCCCCGTTGTTGCGGATGATGTTACGCATGATAGCGGCGAGGCGTTTCTTGGAGTCGTCGTATTTGCGTCCGAAAGTTTCGGCATCGGCGGATGCTTTGTGGACGTCTTTGGCTTCCGGACGTTCTCCGAAGTTATCCACTTCTGTCTCCAAGGATACATAACTGGATGCTAATCCGAGGCTACTATCACACTCAAATGCTCGTTCGATCAGTACCATTTGGTCGAACGTGAATGCCTCCTTAAGGCGTTCGCGGAGCATACTAGCATCTGCCATGCTAAAGAAGGCCTTGAAGTCGAACTTATTCCTCATCTCCGTTAAGGATAGGACACAGGCACCTAAGGCGCATACGGAACATTCCCGTTTCAACTGCTTAGCCTGTTCCTTGGAGTCCGTGTTCTCGTGTACGATCCGAGTAACTTCCATGGAGTAATCCGCGCGTATGTACCCAAATCCCGCTTTGACTTTCAACACATCGATGGACGCGAGTACGTCCTCTGCTACTCGAACAGCTAACCGTCGTTGTTTGACTGTGATTTTCTGCATGGTTGCTTATCCTCTTGGCACAGGGGTGAAGATCCCATCGTTATCAATGATGTTCTGCATGATAGCGGTCAGCCGTTCCGCATCGTCCGAATAGGCCTGACCGAATCGGATAGTAGCTTGCAGATCGGGATAGATGTTCCCCATCCGATAAACCTCAAAGGCATCCTCGATTTGTTGGATCTGTTGAGGTGTGAAGGCTTCTTTCAGCCGTTCCTGAGCAGTTTCCCATGAGACGCCGATATATGGAGAATGATCACCATAGGTGTCGTTTGAAATTTCGAATTCAAACTTATTCCGAAGCTTCACCAGAGATAACAAACATGCACCTAACGCACATGTCCGGCAGCGTTTGTTTGTGCTCAGGTATTCCGCTTGGGCCTTACTGCCTTTGATGCCGTCCAGGTCGGTACTGGCATAGACATAGGCACCGGTCTGGATGGCTAACCCATGGATGGATTCCAGTACATCCTTCGCCACCTTGATAGCTAGGTTGCGTTGTTTCCTGGTCGGTGTTACTACCTCTTCTGTGGTTTGTTCCATTCGATTTAGTCAATCCTTTCGATTCTGATCTTGTACTTCACCTTGGTTGCCGTGTCTTGGAAGTGTAGGTAAGCTTCGTCTTGGTAGACGCGGGATAGGTTAAGTTGCTCATCCAACCCGTTATGGCCTAGGAAGGTTCGAATTAACCGGACTAGTTTGCGGAATGTCACTTTGGTGGGTACCTCATTAGAAATGCCGCTAACTCCCTAGACCGTGCCGCATGGGCTTTCTCCCAGGCCTCCATGTGGTTGTATGCATGCCGAACCCTACGGTTCAGCCGTTCTCGTTCCCGCTTGATTGCGTCTGGTGTTGGGTTGAGTTCACTAAATCGACGTTGGTTTGGCATAGTCCTGTATCCTGTACCACGTAATACGGCATGCTTCCTGGAAGGATTGTCCACATGTCCCTAGGCATCAGGCAGATAACTACGCCTACTGCCATACCGAGTAAGAACAGTTCCTCCATTTTCAGGTGTAACCCGGTCCATTGTTCTCCGTGCTTATCCATGCAGGCATTCAGGAACGACATACCGCCACCTCCGGTTGCCATGAACTCACCTGGGAGGTCTAGTAGCATATCGGTGATATCTGCCTTGTGGGATTCCAACCTACCTGGATGGAACCCGACTTGCCGCATGATCCCCTCGGCTTTGATGTAACCCTCCGTGGGTTCGTCATCATGGAACAGGCAATCAAGGAACACTTTGGTTACGTTGTCCGTCGTTAGATGCATTGTTGTTCTCCGTTCAGTGAGTTTGGGTCCTGACATTCTCCCTCCTGTACTGCTAGCTCCATCCATCCGCGTTGCGTCCGTGGGGCTGTAGCCTTGACCGTCCATTGGAACAGGTATGGGAAGTTACCACGGTAGGGCTGGACCTCCAAGACAGTAGATAGGCCGTCGTCTGATCCGCTGAACCATGTGGGGATCTTATCCCCGATCTTGGGTTTGGGCATATGGGTTCAAGCCTTGAATTTAATACCGTACCGCCTTCCCTCGTCTAGGAGTACCAGGGATTCTCCGTCCTTGATGTCTGGTTTGCCGATGTGGATATCACCTGCCGTTGCCTTGCTTGCTACCATGTCCGTGAGGTCTTTCAGTTTCATTGGTCCGTACTGATAGCGGTAATACTCGACCGCATGGCGCAATGAGACAAAGTAGCTGGTGCCAATCGTCGTATCTGTCATTGGGGGTTAGCCTTTCCGTTTTATCTGCTTACCTACTAGGACGCACCATACACAGGTTACTCGTGTATTGGCGACAAAGCTAGGTAGATCCGAGATCCAATGTTCATCGGCGTGTTCTATCCAATCCTTCATGCGTTCCATGACAACAGATGGGACGTCATACTTGGATGTGGAGCCACGCCGTACGCATTCCGCTTTGTATTCAGCGTCGAACATAGCGGGTAGGTCAGTGCTGTTTAACTCCGGATAGGTCTTGCGTAATAGCTTGAGGGCTTCCTGAGACGTCATTCTTGTACCTCAATGATGTACCGGACTAAGTCCTCATAGCTGGCACCTCGTGTTTGCAATGCTATAGTGATTTCCTGGTCCGTCTTACCGGCACAGATCAAACCATAAACTAGATATCTGATGTCTGTAATTGTCATACCGTCCCGTCCGTCAGCTTATACACCCTACATGGCACCGTCACATATACCGCATTATGTGCCTCCGCGAATCCATGGCTAAAGAACCAACAGGAACCATCTTGCATCTGGTCCGTGGGTTCCAATGCCGACTTAGGGACACCGGGGTCGAGTGATCCGCTAAAACTCATACCGCCATGTCCAAGGTAGAACGATGCATCGTATCCGGGTCGAACCGTCGTCTGGATATCCTCGCCCCAATCGTGGGTGAATCGCAGCATACCCTTTGATGTGATAACGAAGTCGCCGACCCTAGGGCCTTCATTCTCGGTTGCCGTCCACTTAGCAGTGAGTTCCGCTAAGAGTTCCTGGTCACGGGTGTCTAGCTGGTATCCGTGTCCGTGGATACGTTCATACAGGGCTTTATGCATCGTTGGTATCTCCTAAGATGTAACTGAGTTTGGAATTAGGCAGACGTGGGGAGTACCCCTTAGGCAGTCTACTGTCTAGCCGATCCAGATAGATGTAGGCTCCAACTAGTTCCGTCAATGGCATGAATGTTTCCATAGCCGTACGGATAACCCGGACCGTCATACCTGTGCACACCAGATCATCCAAGATGATGTACTTCCGGTAGTCGGAATCGCCTTCGATGATGAATCCGGAATGGCTGTGCTCTGGTTCCTTACGGATTAGGAATAGTCCCTTATTCATCCGATCAGCCAGTGCACCCCCAACTAACAGGCCGCTACTGCCGCGTACGGCAATGGAGTCGAAGTTTACGGCGGACAGTATGTTCTGTGCATCGTCTAAGATGTGACGTAGGGACTTGGGCGTAAACAGCGGTGCAAGGTAGCTACTGTGAATCATCAGGCCGTTTCCTCCTTACCGTCACGGATGAATACCGCTTCACATTCCTGCCTAGCAGCGTCCTTTTGACATTCCCGTTTCGTCATCCAGGGGTAATAGATAGTTGCGGTGTCCCCCTGAGAGTACCCGTCTCGCCAATCGTAGTTGGGACCACGTTCAATACCGCCGCGATAGTGGTATTGGATTACAGGTTTATTCAAGGCTTGAATCCTTCCCTACCTAATCTTCTGCCCACTTCGGCTGATTCTTGGCAAGCTTCAATCGGCAGTAATCCCCACTGGATTCGTAATACCAGCCATGGTAAACCCGTCCGAATATATGGCACGTGACTGCCCTACGCTTCGATGGGAAGTGACCGAAGCATGGGAACCGCTTGACCGGACCGATGTAGCATTGGGTAGATACAACCGTGCCTAGCCATGTGGTAATGCTCCATTGGTACTCGTCACCTACTGGCGGATGTGGAATGGTTCCAGCTACGTACTGCTTAGTAGGGGCCTTGACGTACAGAAACACCTTATCCGGATGCGTCCGGAGGTCTGCCAGTTGCTTACGTTCAAGCTCCTGGTTATACGTCTGTACTGCTACGCCGAGTGCGCATACACCGTCCGGTCCGTATGGTTTACCTTGGAATTCGATAGCGTAGTTCATTAGGCTATTTCAATCTCCGGTTTACTTCCCTGATAGCAGCGATAATGCAGTCCCATCGTGCCTGCTCAAAACCCTCAGACTCCAACGGTCCGAACTGACCTGCATAGGTCCATGCTAAGTCGGCAAAGTGTTCACATCTGACTTCCCCACCGTCTTGGAAGGCATCATCTAGGAATCCGTTGAAAGATATATCTGGCTTTATCCCTTGGAGGTCCACATTTTCCAACCGTGCTTTGTCAATCAGCCTATCGGCCATATACATAGCAGTTTCATACAGGGTTATTCTTGGCATCTTTACTTGACCTCCTGTCCAAAATCCTTGACTACGGTTTCACGTTCGCGCATCCAACCAATACCGTTACGCCGTACATATCTGACCTTCCAACCGTCCCGATGCATAGTTTGGATAGCGGTATGCCGATCCGCCTTAGACATTTCAGATAGGTACTTCAATCCCTGACCTGTGCCACTGCATACCCAGCATTCGGCAATGCCGTATGGGTCGCTACAGTCCCCCTGATCGAAATGGTATGGTTCGGTAAAGCTAAATCCGAGGTGGGCATTACATTTGGTGCACCGGAGGTTATAGTCATTCCGTGCCAATGCGGGGTTATTATCCGGTGTCCGCTTACCTCCTACGCAGTATCGGCAAGGTACGGGGATGCCGATATCGTATTCCGTTTCCAGCTTGACTATCTGTATTGCGTCCGTGCATTGGTCCGGTGGGACTGTGTCCGTCAGTTTGGTGTATTTCCATCCTGGTACATCTGCATTGTCCATCGGCTGAAACACGGTGGAAGCATCGCCGATGTACTGGGACTGGCGTACCATGATCCCTCTTGACATCCAACCAACGACCTCGGACACCTTATCCGGATTGCAGGTAATGGTATAGCGCTCACTCCAACCGATTGGTTTTTGAATCGCGGACAGTGGGACTAGGTAAGTCCGTCCGAGGTTGCCAGCGTCCGAATGCTGTAACAGGACTTCGATATAGCCGTTCTCAGTCTCCATGGATAAGACTTTGAACCACGCCCACCTCGGTGCATCTTGGGCGTATTCCAGATAGTCATTCCAAGTCGCCAGCTTGACTAGGGAATCAGTCCGAGGGATGTACTGTCTTGGCATTGGGTTAGACCCCCCCTTGGAGTTTACGCATAAGCTGTACATTCGGTGCGTCCGAATCTGAGTAACGACGCAACGGTGCCAGTACATCACCTCGGACCATGTCCCATCCTGTGGTGCCTATGGCGTTTTCCGTCCGATCCATGGCGAATCCAAATAACATATCGGACTGTGCCAGCATGGCCCTACATGCCTTGAGTAGTAGGCCTAGGTTGTTACCGCTATTCTGCCAAAGGTGGGCATAGGTGCCATAGTCTAACAGCATTTCGTATTCCGCGTATGGCCCATACTTCGCTATGTCATCCACCGTCCAACCGTACGACGATAACGCCGAGGTGTAGGCGTCCGTCTGTTTAGCCTGATCGGGACTGACTACGGCCAATGTGACACAGTACTTGCCTAATTCACTTACTGCGGATTCTCCCCAATCCTCCGTATACTCTATCTTGATCATGAAACGGAAAGGGAAGTCCCCATGGTTGATTTCTTTGGAACACAGGATCTTACTGCTATCGATGTCTTGGATAGTTCGGAGGTGTAGCATTGTCGTTTTGTCCTTTCGATGGTACTGCCTGTTAGCTGATTACAGGTTCGAGGTTGAGGTTACCGATAGAACGTAGCATCGGGATACATAGCCGCAACTACCGACTTGGCATCATCCCGGCTATACGCGCGTACGTAATCGCATACGTCTGAATATTCTTTCCTTACCCTATGCCCACAGGTAGGACAGTGGAGGTTACCGTCCTTATCAGTGGTAACGTTAGTCTCCGTTACTTCGGCATCACATGGATAGAACATGACATGTCGATAGGTTGGGGGGAATTCCGCACGGTATTCATACAATGGCATACCGATACCGAAGTACTGACCAGTATCGGTGTATCCGCCTTGATTCAGACGTACTCGTTGGAGGTTGAATTTAGTCATGTGGTTAATACCTGATTGGCTCTCCTGTCTTGATTGCCGCATCGATAGCAGCTTGGTTCGGCGTATGGTCACATCGGCAGATAACCGACTCACGTGCTACTTGCCGTGCATCCCAGCTATCCATACCGCGCGTGAATGATCCCTTAGGCCATGACAGTTCAGACGATACGGCATAGCGGTTACGTTCCACCTCTGCATTGGTGATACCGCAATGTGCACACCGGATACCCTTGTAGTAATCCCGCTGCTTACGGCTGTTCCTGAGATCCGGACTAGTGAAGTACGGACGTGTGTATCCGTAGGTCCGGATTAGCTGGTTAGCAGTCTTGGACGATGCTTCCGAGGTACCTGCACTGACCGTCCAATGGTGTATGTCCCCATGCTGATCAGCATTGCGCCATTGTTTGCCATCCGCATGATGACTGATCCATCGGAGCTTACCGAGGTAGCGGTCATGGGCATACTGGCCGAACCATTTGGGTTTACGCCGATAGACGTACCAGGGCTTAAACACCGATATCTGGTACGTCATGTAGGCATCGGTGCTGGTCTGCATGCCACCTACGCACCAATCGAAGTTAGTGCATGTTCCCACGTGTGCATCGGTCCGGGTAGGGAGGAAAGTATCGATAGTCATACGCCATACTCCTTACGGCATTCCGCAATGAAGTCCAGAAAGTCTGGATTCCGGACATAGAACACCACACTGGATAGGAACATAACCGGGTAGCTACCGTACCCGGATTCCCGGACGCATTGACGGCGTGCCGATTCGACAATATCAAGGGGATTAAGCATTACTTATCCTCCGTGCGTACATGTTTCCATCGGTTCCCCGATATGCGAATCCCTGGAACGGAATATACACAATAAACACTGAACCGTCCTGGAAGGTATACAGCTTAGCATGCTGGTTTCCAGTCCGTTTCCACTTACCGGGTACCGTAAACCCTGAGGTATTCCGCGTCCATTCGTATACCTTTCTTGCCGCACAGTTACATGGGTTTAGCTTAGACATAGCAGGCAATCTCCAATCCGCTAACACGGTACGTCCGTTCCGTCCGTTTGCGCGTATAGACTCCCCCGGACGGTGTCTTGGCTGCTACTCCGCTAATCACCCTAGCTGGTACCAAGCTGATTAGGTCCGAGGGATACTCACCCATGAGGTACCTAGCTGACCTGGACAGGTAGACGTTGCGCCACTGGCCATTGTCGCGGATGAGGTACTCTCCCTCGGTTGCCCATGCGTAATAGATCGCAAAGTCAGACCGGAGACCTAGGGTATCGGTCCGGGTATCGGGTAGGTTAGCGGTTAGGAGGTCAACCAAGCTGGTTAAGCTGGCAGTGATCCGACGGTGGTTCATGCCTAGCAGATAGGCAGAGGTGACGATTAGAAGGTAAAGCATCGATGGTATATCCTTTCAGACTGGACTTAGGTAGCCCATACGGTACCAGATTCAAGCCTTGAACCTGATACCTCAGTGGGATGCCTAGGCTAGGCGGATCAGTTTGGAAGCTTCCGACGTTCGGCAATGCGGCGAATGGCTAACTCTGCCTGCAATGACTGATCCAATTCGGGGATTAGCTTCCCTTTGGGGTTTCGAACCGCGACCCGGATCAACATTTGGGTACTGAACTGTTCCAACGGACGGTAGGGAGTTTGCATCGGAGGTACCTCTTGATCTGATGTACAGATCGGTTATATGGCCATGGGTCGAACCTACTGTCTGCCCTTATACGGACAAACGAAGGTTGGAAGGTTGGGGATTAACGTTTCGATTTGACGGCGAGGTTAGTAGCCGATATGCAGAGTTTGGCTACTGCGAAAACGATACAGGCGAGTAATGCTGTAGGCCAATTGGCTACCAGGGATTGCAGGATCTCGGACAGTTGGGACGTGAAATAGTCTGCCATGGTGGTTATCTCAAACGGTGAATTGGTCCTTATTGATCCATACGAAAACCTGAGATCCGGACTTGAGATATCCCGCCATCAAGGTACCATGCCAATTCATCTTTCTACACAAGGCTACTGCGGCTTGTGTATGCATGGTATCGGTGCTCCAGATTGGGTCTATCGGGATTGATACCCGGTTCTTATCCGAGTCGGTTGCACTGATCCTGGAACCTCGGACATTACCGGGTCCATGGTACTTGGTAACGATAGACTTCATTAGTATGCACCTCCGATGCGGAACGTTACCGATTTGGTCTTGGCATTGACCAGACGCGCGGTACGGAAGTATGCCGGACGTGACGCGTAACCCGCGAGCACGTTAGCGGCAATCTTGCCCATGCGGTTAATGGTTGCAGGGGTAACGGTAATGCTTTCCCCCTGTGCGTTTCGGCTGCGAACCATCGTAGCAGCCATGCGGCGGGCGTCGTTCAGCTTATATAGTTCTGTGGTGTACATGATTGTCCTCTATGGTTTGGGATTCCAATACTTGTTTGCTGGCTTGCGCCATCAAAGGGTAAGTTATGCTTCCACTTCCGGGTCTACCCAAGTCCCATCAGCTAGTCTGACATGCTTCTTAACCTGGATTCTGGAGTACAGGACGGAATTGCCTGCTATAGCCGATAAGACGATATCGACCCGGTTTCCCCCCGCGAGGTTAGCGGGCAGTCTACTCCACTGCTTAGCGGCAGTGTAATTCCTGAGGTACGGCGAGTTATTGACTACTACCCAATCCGGATCACGGCTGATATCCAGACGGTACACAATGACTTCATACTGCAATGTTTCTTTCATGTCGAAGGTACATCCTTTCAATGTGATTTATATGATACCTAGTCACTAGATACCTTATACATGACATTGAACCCGATACCCTGCTAGGCCGATATGATCTTATCGTTTACCGGTCCTAGCAGGCATTAGGTGTTTATTCCGCGAATCAGATAGCCATATCACCCGAGGGGTTCTGTACTCTTTTACTACCTTCCGGACATTAGGTTACTCCCTACTGACCGCTATACGGTATAGGCTCATGTATCCATGTCCCCACGGATATGCTTTCCCATCTATATAGTGGTTTCGGGATTGGCTAATGTGGACCCGGTAGCAGCATTGTTGTACCAGGAGTTCATACTACCTGATTCGCGTTTCACCGATTGGCGTTATCCTCTTATCTGTATATCTGATGTACTGATCCGGACTAGCTGAGAATGCCCATGTCCAACATTGTGTCTACCTTTCAGGTAGACGGCGGGCGGATTCGGTTAGGTAGTCTCACGATATCGGTATATCTGATATACAGATTAGAGGATAGCCGATTGGCTAGACTTATTTACGGCATCCCTGCTAGATGGTACAAACCAACGTCTAGCCGTATCGGTTACACAGGTTATCCATATCAGTGTCCATCGGCCTACTGTTAATATTGATCGGCCTACTACGCTGATATGTCGATACGGGATGCCTCATAGGGTCGAAGTCTCGACCCACGCGGGTATTATGCTCGGAGATACGTATGGGGAGTGCTCACCCCTATACCTGATCCGGACTCCTAGGAAAAGAACCAATCGGCTTAGCTCAAGTGTAACCCTACATCATCTGCATATCCTGTGATTGGGGTATGCGGAGGATACATTACGCTTGAACCATGGCACCTTGGGTACCTAGGTCTAGAATCAGGCAGCTAATACAGCTAATCAGGTATACCCTTTCGCCGCACTGGCCTATATCGCCTTTATCGGTGGTTGCTGGTCTATCTCGGAACTACCGAGTTACGGTATATACCGTTACCCTTACCAGTCACCCATGGGTGCTGGTTCGGGTTTATCATGAGGGGATTAGTCCTCGACCTCAGGTCACCGAACCTTTGCTGTTTACCGCATTTCGATTCAAACATCGAACCGAAGTCATAATCTAACATTGGATTTTTCTTCATGCCTTGAATGTCCGCCTAGTCCTATGGATCTTGACTGCTAAGATGTTGAATCTAATCATCGAAAATAAATATTGCTTCCCTCTTGACAGAATTCCCTATGGATCTTGAATCGGTAAGCCCTGCTTAATGATTATCTGATAAGCATCTAATGTATCAACACTATAGCTGATAATCAGACGAAAAGACCCGAAATTAGTCATTTAAACAAGACAATTTGTCATTTATACAAAACACACGTTTAATGACGTTTTAAGCCTCAAGGTTGCATTTAGTGTCGAAAGTGACCTCTAGATACCTCTTGACGAAATGGCGCGTTTTCTCAGGTGAATCCTTGAGGGTTTGTTTGCTATGACTTAGCGGGGATTACCGTTAACGCTTGGACGTTAGCGCTAAACATTGGGGTATCTGACTGATTCTACGGGGGTTATAATTCCACGTTATCCTGATATGCTGATATGCCTAGGCTTAGGGCATAGGGTCCGAGGCATGGCCCATGGTTCAAGGCTTGAACGGTGTAGTCTATATGGCACAGTGTGAATAATCGGCACAGGTAGTTAGACTACTGGACTTGGAAGCATGCGCGGTGTTCATGCCTTGAATGGGCATCGAACCATCTATACAGAGGTGCACCCAAACTATCAGCCGATCAGGTTCGGTGCATCCTAGAGCCCCACAGGACCGGGAACACCTCTGCTAGGATGGCCCACTATGGCGATATCCTGCCCTACAGTGCGTCTGTCCGGCATCCCTGCCTATCATCCTATCCAGCCTAGCCGCTAACCCTGCTAGGACGGCGGGCAGTCCCACGGATGCGCCTCTGTAGGATGCCGATTCCCCGCATTCCTAAGCCCTACAGCACGTTCGATGCCGGACCCTATGTCTACCTATCAGATTTAACTGTTAATTCTGACGTTAATCGGCCTATCAAGCCTTGAATCAGCACGTATACTACTCAGGGATTCACCCGAGCCGGACCCCCGGTATCCCCCCTACCCCCCCCCCATTACGTAGTACCTTCGGATGGGACCCTACTGCCCCCTCTTGGGCCGCTAGCCACAACTAAGTACATATAAAATTTAAAATGGTACTATAGGTCATGGCATCGGTTCCGAGGCGTCAGGCTATGATGCGGCAGAGATCGGCCACTAAGTTGTCCCCGCGTGAATGCCAAGTGGTTCGGTGTATAGCAGATGGGCTCAGTAATAAGGAAATAGGAGCCCTATTGCATCTCACTAGGGGGACTGTGAAGCAGTATGTCTCAATGGTCCTCGCCAAACTGCATATGACTAGCCGATTGCAGGTCGCAGTGTGGTTCCTTCGCGCAATGTCAGGGGCGAGGGTCATGGATGGCCGATATGTAATTATCCACGACCCTATAGGGCTACCATCTCGGACAAAAATTTCCACATAAATTTTATAAAAAATTGCAATCCGTTATCAGTATATTGCAGATTGCAATAATTCAAGCCTTGAATTCGCTTGTACTAGAACCATAGTCCCATTCCATTGTCCGTAATTAGTAGTATAATTCGATTTATGAGCAGACCATACAGCGATAAATGCAAAAAAGGCCACCTGTTATCAGATTCAAACCTATATATGCATAAAAACGGTACCAGAGAATGCCGCCAATGCTCCCGTGAACGTTCGAAGAGGGCGTATAGTAACTTCCTGGCAGGTAGGGAACTATCCGAATTAGCCTCCGCACCTCAAGAAATCCCACCTCCGGAGCCTATTGGGCCTGATATCCTCCCATTGGATAAGTCATTTCCAGGACTCAGGATGGCCTTCCTGAGCGGTCCGATGGTAAAAGTATACCTGTATATCCTCATGCGCACCACGGGCTTCTATAAGCGAAGGGACAATATAGCTCTATCGCAGTTCGAGCATGGGATAGTAGACTCCGAGGGAAATCGGCTGGATTACGGAACTGGGATGAGCCGGAATGCCATAATTCAAGCCTTGAAGGGGCTGAAAAGGCTCGGTCTAATCGGTATGGTAAATCGCACATCGGGATCATATCGGACAAATACCTACTGGCTAAATCCGTAAAATTATATTCGAAAAACTCAGGCCGCAAAATCGAAAATGCAAATCGCTAAGATCATCGTATAAATGTTCTCTTTATAAAGAAGGTTGTAAGTCACGCTTTTGAACTAAATTTAATACGGACTAAACGACGATTTATTGCACTACTTTGGTGCATTTTACTTAGTGCAAAAGCGCGACTTGAGGAGGATATACGAATCTAGATTTTGGAAAATACAAAGGGGTTCCGATGTCCAGGATTCCCACCAGCTACCTTCAGTGGCTCCGGGCTACCTGTGTGGGGACTATCCGGATGATTGATATAGCCTTGAAGTATAGGGAGGTGAAGTACCCTTACTATGGGGATCAGGAGAACCCAGTCCATGTAGATTGTCCGGTTTGTGGCAAAACCATACCTTTCGAGGATTGGGACGCCCACATGGCTATCCATCCGGCTTATCATCCGAATGGTGAACTATAACACCAACCAGCCTGGACGGGGGACTTCTTCATCTGCTATTCTGGTTCCGTTCTGCTCTTGGTTTGGGTCGATTTCGGCCCTTCTTGTTCTCCATTCGGTTAATTCCCTCGGGCCGGACCCATCCGGCCCAACTTTTATCCCGAATTCATGCCTTGAAGCCTTGACTTCAAGGTTCATTCCCCGCATACTTCCTTATAGGAGTATCAAAATGTTCCGAGAGCCCCGAATCTGCCCATGTTGCGGTCGTCTGGTTCCCGGTATCGATTTCTGCTCAGCATGCGGTGAGCGGCTTTTCATGCCGGGTCCTGTCGGCCAGATGAATCCCACGGTCGCGTATCCGTCCTATTCCGAGGACGAAGCCTGGGATGCCGCCAGCCAGTTGGAAACCGAACTCCTGCTTGCTGCCTAGCTGCCTGTCGTGTATACTTGACACTAATTCAGTGCCAGAACCTAACCTGCGGACGCCCCCAAACCTGCCAACCGGGAATGGGGGCGTTCTGTTTCAATATCATGTGTATATCCCAATACTTTGATATGGTGTAGTCTATGGGGGTATACTTAGCCCATGTCGTCCATACTGCTCCGGATCTGGCAGGCCATGCTGAGCATCGGGGCTAGAATCCAGTCCCTTCTGCTGCTGGGGCAGGCTAATGCCGTTACGCTAGACAAAATAGACAAGGAGGTTCAGGACCTACAAGCTTCTCAGAAGCAAATCCTGGATACCCTTGCCCAAATCCTCGACCTATTAACTCCAGGTCCGGCTGATCACATCGTGTTCACTGCCGTCCTGGACGATGGAACCATACAAGAAGGAGTAACAACTATGGATATGCGCGATGATCAGAAGGTGACGCTTTCTATCTCGATTGTAGATAAGAAAGGCAAGCCCGCCGTCGTGGACGGTGTCCCCGCGTGGGCAGGCTCCGACGATACGGTAGTCACTGTGGTTGCTAACCCGGACGGGATGACTGCGGTAGCTTCCGGCGTGGCTCCTGGTCCTGGCCGAGTCACGGTTACTGCCGATGCGGATCTCGGTGCCGGTGTGACTGCGGTTACCGGTGTTCTGGATTTCAACATTACTGCCGGGGCTGCGGCGACTATTACTATCACCCCTGGAACTCCTGAGGATCAGTAAGTCTAGGACTAAGTCTAAGGTGTAGTTCTGGCCCTGGGGGTAACTCCTCAGGGCCTTGTTTTTGTTCGAAAATAGTTGAAAATAACTCTTGACGAACCAGCGAGTAACAGAGTAACATTCAGAAGTGGCCGGAAGTTGAGGCCAGAAAGTTCAAAGGTTTCCTCGGCAGACTGACTGACTTACACGTAGCTCGTTTGGTTGAGCGTTTGACTCGTAATCAAAAGGTAGCTGGTTCAAATCCAGCCGTCGCCGCAAGGCGTTAGTCAATCGATATAGCCGGGGATAGTAATAACGTGCCAGAGTGCTTAGCACCGAGTGGATTATATCCCTTGGCACGGGCAAGTTAGGAAGCCGACTGACCAGCGTACATGCAAAATTAGCTCATCTGGTAGAGCGAATCCCATTCAAGGATTAGGTACTTGGTTCAAATCCAAGATATTGCGCCAAAGCCGCTGATCGATATAGCTTCCTTTAAGTTCAAGGCTTGAAATTCACCTTTAGGTGAAGGTTGGGCCATCGAGGGCTGGATTCACTGAACGCTTCTCAGGGCAGCAAGAGAATCCAGTCCGGCGAGTTAGGGTTTGGTGTTCATCCCCGAACCTTCGAGTTAGGGTGGTAGAATTGCGGACTTACATGCATATATAGGTTCGACTCCTATACTCGGCTCCTGGATTCACTGACTCAGTGGGTCTTGGGCCGAGTTAGCCTAATGGTAAGGCAACAGAATTGAGATCTGTCAATAACCAGTCCACAGATAGAACCATCCTTTCAGTGTCCGGAAATGAGAGTTCGAGTCTCTCCAGCTTCGGCTGTCGTCCAATGGTAGGACCCGGTAGGGGGCGTAACCAGTTCGATTCTGGGTAGCTCGGAGCTACGTCCCCGATAAGTTTCAAAGGCTTGGGATAAGACTAGTGGGTATACACGCAAAGCCCTAACCGGGCTCCAATAACGGTGATTCGGGTAACTCCGGATTGTGCTGACATGACCCGCTGATATAGGTCCCATTTAAGTTTTCTGAGTGTAGGGTAGTCTGGTTTAGCCCCCATGCCTTGGGAGCATGTTTTCGCTGGTTCAAATCCAGCCACTCAGACCAAGTTAGAACTGTCAGACTCATGGACATACATGCATATCCTGGTTCGAGTCCGGGTAGCCCCGCCAACTTATGGGGCTATAGCCTAATGGTAAGGCACAACACTATTAATGTTGCAAAACACCCTGTCCGTGGATATAGACAGTTCTAGTAAGTTAGGGTAGAGACTGGCGTACTTACACGATTAATCTGGCTTCGGCTGGAATGGGAGTTCAAATCTCTCCATCCTCGTTAGGGGATGTGGCGGAACGGTAGACGCACAATCCTTCGGAGATTGCAAAACAATCAATAGTACACCGACATACTACCCTTCGATCTGTGTATTACCTCGATGGAGATCGTTCCTAGGCAGGGGTACCCTAACCGGTACCCCCATTTTTTTGGTATTACCTGAAAGGAGAATCAGATCATGAGCAACTACGAAGCGGGAATTACCCGCCCGAAAATCATAGGTGAGTTGAACAAATCGGTCCATGGGAAGTTGGAGGAGTATGTCCCGGTGATTACCGAGGCATGCCAGTATGACCCGGAGTTCGTCGCACGGCTGATCGCGTGGGACTTCACCAACGGGCAGATCAAGGACTCCAAGGTGGCGTTGCCGGTAATCAGCCTCGGCTACCCTGGGTTCCATGCTGAGTTACTGGACAACAGCTTGGCGCATCTGGCTATGCAGCCTCCGAGGGAGTTACTGAAAGCACTCCAGTTCTCGATTAAGAATCGAACCAAGGCCAGTAAGCAGAAGGCCTTGGAGTCGATGATCCACCGGTATTTAGCTGCTAAGGAGTCCATCCCGGCTAAGTGGCATCGGCTGGCTGCTCGGCATCGCCGGAGCCTGAAAACTCTGTATGCACTGACTCACTATAAGGCCCCGGAGTGGGTGGGAGACATTCTGTTCAAGGGTAAGTATGCTCCTGGGAGCATCTTCCATGATATTAAGAACCTGCATCGACTGCCTGAGGCTCAGGCCGCTGCCGTGATCGAGAAATGGCACCTGTCGCCGCTGGTAGTTAGTGGGGCCATGGCCGGTTCCCTGGCTAAGCAGGACAGTTCGGCTATCACTAATGCGGTGATGAACCAGATGTCGGACACGGAGGTAGTCACCAAGGCCAAATCCTTGGAGCGTCGAGGGGTGGCAAAAGATCAAGCCTTGAAGGAAACGTTCCGAAAAAAGGTGGCGAAGGCTACCAAGAGCGGCAAAGCGACCTTGAAGACCGGGGTAGCGGCTGACGAGGTAGAAGACGAGTCCATGAAGACGATGCTGAAAGAGCTTCAGGAACGCCAGATCCAGTCGCAGAAGGATGCCGGTCGCGGTATCGATGGCAACTGGCTGGTAATCTCCGACCGGAGTGCCTCCCAGGAGGTATCTATCGAGTTGGGGGTTCATATTGCGGCCATTATTGCCAAGTTCGTCACCGGTCGCGTCTGGTTGGTCTTTTGTAACACCGAGGCGATCCCCTACGAGGTTACCGGGATGAGTTTGGAGGATATCAAGGGGAAGACTAAGTTCATCATCGCGAACGGAGGTACCTCTTATGGTGTCGGTCTGGAATGGGCTCTCAGTAAGGGATTGGACCTGGATGGGGTAGCAATCGTAGGCGACGGTGCGGAGAACTCTGTGCCGATATTCGCCAACTCCTTGGGGAATTACAAAGCCAAGTTCGGCAAGCAGCTACCGACGTACATCTACAAGACGGCGCAGTCGGGGAAGTATCTGAACGATAGTCCGTTGCAGTTCTCTCGGCATATGGCGAGTATCCCGTACACCGAGCATGACCTGACGCACGGGAATGTAGATTACTACTCGCTGCCAAACTTAGTGCAGTCGATGAATGCAAACAGCTTCGGGGTTGTGGAGAAGGTCATGGCCTGCCCGCTGCTCCAGTTGGATACGGTATTACCGAAATTACAGAAAGGAGTGAAAGTACATGCTTGAGAAACTGCGGGAACTGAACGTGGATCGGCTGCTCAGCCTGGACGAGGCCGTCAATTTGTCGGCATTCGCCCGTGCCCTGGAGGCTGAGTACGAGACTTTGGGCCTGGATCAACCTGAGTGGCTGGAGCGCTCGATCCTTAACCTCCGCGAAGAGATTGTGAAGCGGACCAAGGCTAAGGATCTGGCCGACATGAAGGCCCTCGAAGCCGAACTGGAAAGCTACAAGACTACCAATGAGAAGCGTAACGATGCTCAGCGTCGTCTGGCAAATCTCCAGAAGCGTCTCGGCCTGACTGCGAAGGCCGGGAAGTAAGTTATGCCCAGGACTGGAAAGATTAGCGATTTGGTGGGAAACCCCAAACCGAGACTCGACTGGTCCTGGGTGCGCACATCTATTCGTCAGATGGAGCCCGGTGATATCCTATCCTTGGATTGTCCACCGGGCATTTCCATATCTAAGTTCAGGTCTACGGTCCTCGTTACGGGTAGGAGAATCCATTCATCCCCTGAATGGGTCCTATGTGTCCGGACGGAAGGCCAGACGGTCCACTGCTTCCTTGCTCCCCCCAGAGATTTCCAGTTCAAGCCTTGAATCATTTTCTTGACAACCTAGAAGTTTATACGCTATATTCCCCTCCAGTGAGTCGCTAGTACTAAGGTAGTACCACCGGACCTTGGTATTCCGTTACGCGAATTCCCTTATCCTTCCATGCCTACAGTCCACGGACCCCTGATCCTTTCCGGGATCGAACTCATTGCAATCCTTAGGGTTACCACCAAAAGTGTGAAGATGCTAACTGCCGATGGCAGGGTGCTTGGACACATACAACCGGAGAATGCCATACTGGTCGTACGTGCCGGGTCGTATGTGGGTAAATGCAGCCGGACGAGGGTCCATTACATCCGGCAGGTGAAGGATGCACGGAAGGTAGCACCGGATTACGAATACAGAATCGGGAGGCCTATGATCCAACCTTATCCGGTAAAGGACCTAAAGCCCTGGGACCGCTGGGCCTCCCGTAAGAATTCAAGGCTTGAATATGCAGCCCATACGCAAGGGAATCCATAAAACAGCAGCCCAGATCGAAGGCCGATGCATGGAATTACGCATGCGCGGCCATAACGCCGATTACATCAGCCGGGAATTAGGAGTCACAGTTAAGAAGGTCAATGCTGCTATAACAAGGCGGCTTTGCAAGGAAGAGACTTACTGGCTGGATGTAGAAAAGCAGCGGAAATTAGACTCCCAGGTCTTGGATGATCTACAGACTGCATGGTACGGACAGGCAATCGGGGACGAGATTCGGATTATCAATGTTCTCGGTAAGGACGTTGCGGTTAGGACCCCGAATATCGAAGCGGCTAAGCTCCTACTGAGTATCCAGGAACGTAGAGCCCGCCTTATGGGCCTCGATGCACCGAAGCAGATCAAGGCCGAAGTCGTAAACACACATGGAATCGACGAGCAGTTACAGCAACTTGTCATGGGACGCGGTAAAGGCACTCGACCTGCCTGCGAAGTACAGGCTGCGTTGGAAGCTCCAGGCACGACCATCACAATTGACGCCACCGGGGAACTGGAGTAACTGGCTCCTGTGCGCCGGTCGAGGTTACGGTAAGACGCGCTGCGGTGCAGAGGACGTAGCTTATTACGGTATGGCGAACCCCGGAGTTCGTATTGCCGTTATAGCTCCGACCTATGAAGCTGCTAGGGATGTCTGTATCGAGGGTGAGTCTGGGCTGCTGTACTGCCTGCCACCTGAGGTGGTAGGAAACGGATGGAACCGGTCATTGGGGGAACTTACCCTGGTGAACGGGACCATCTATAAGATCTACACCTCAGAGAAGCCGGATAGGCTCAGAGGTCCGCAGTTTCACCGTGGTTGGTGTGACGAATTGCCAAGTTTCAAGTACGCCCAGGAAACTTGGGACATGTACCAGATGGGTCTTCGCTTAGGCCGGAATCCCCAGACCGTAATCACAACTACGCCGAGGCCGATCAAACTTATAAAGGACCTGATAGCCGCCAAGGACACCTTCCTGGTTACCGGATCTACGTTTGAGAATCAGGATAACCTTCCTACATCGTTTATCAGCATTTTAAAGGCCAAGTATGAAGGGACGCGGCTCGGACAGCAGGAGCTTTACGCTAGGGTCTTAGAGGATACTCCTGGTGCATTGTGGAACTCTACCCAGTTGGAAGCGACCAGGATCATAAACCAGGACCCATATGAGGTAGCTAAGCGGTGTCTCAGGGTGGTGGTAGCGATAGATCCGGCTGTGACCTCGGGGGAGGATGCGGACGAAACCGGGATTATCTGCGCTGGCATCGATAAAGACGGCGTTGGATACGTCTTGGAAGACCGATCGATGCGAGATACCCCCAAAGCCTGGGCGGCAGAGGCCATCGACCTACTTAGGAAGTTCCGAGGGGACCGGATCGTAGCCGAAACCAATAACGGTGGCGATATGGTCGAAGATACCATCCGATCTATCGATGACACGGTTCCGTTTAAGAAGGTAGTGGCCTCTCGTGGCAAGTATGTCCGTGCCGAGCCGATATCTGCGCTATATGAGCAAGGAAGGGTCCATCATATAGGTAGATTTGACATCATGGAGGACCAAATGTGCTCCTTCACGGTAGATAACATCGCCCAGAATAGTCCGGATCGCGTAGACGCCTTGGTTTGGGCCTTATCCGACCTCTTTTCCGGTGCAATGACCTTCGGAGCCTTGACTTACATGAAGAATACCCAAGCACAGGCAGAGGCCCAGGTTGAGAAAGTAGCTACTGCTCAGGCTGTAAAGATCGCCGTCAGTGCTAAATCGGTTCTATGCCCTCAGTGTGAGTCTCCTTCGGTGATTATCCTCTTAGGTGATTATCGCTGTAACAGTTGTGGTAACGTCTGGGGTGGCTCCGATAGATTTGTCCAGCCTCCCCAGCGACGAGAAGAATTCCTAAAGTTGGTCATGTAATGTCAGAGCGGGATTTTCGAGAACTAATGGATGCCTTGAATGGGCTCCGATCAGACATGCGGGAGTTAGCGGGGGTTATGTCCCGCATAGAAGCCCTTGGACGGGAGGTCAAATCTGCACCTTCTGACTATAAGGATTTACCAAATACTAATAGAAAAGGAGCAGGGTCCGTCGTAAGCGAATCCGAGGCCTTCCGTCCTAGGCAAAAGGTGAAAGCATGAGATTATCCTTGTTGGGTTTGTTGTTCGGTGCTTTTCTGTCTGCTCAGACTGTGGTTCCACAGCCTGGGCAGTTCCAATTTACTGTCCAGACACTACCGGGAGCGATTCCTACCTCTCTTACCTGTCTTGTCGGCAAGGCTGTTGGGTGTATTTTGCAGCTTAAGCCTCAGAATTCCGATCCGCAGGTTTGCGGCTTCGACTTTACTGCTACCGGCCAGACGATTACCATGCAGGATCAGAATGGAACCCTCTGGGTGATCAATGGGGCGACGTTGGGTAGCAGTGGATCGCCGGTTGGGACGATGTGGCAGGCACCCAATGATTCGGGGTGTAGGATCTTCCCAGGTGGAGTCTATATCCAGGCCAATACCTCAGGTGTAACAGGCAGGATTACAATCAAATACAATCCGAATCAGTGATTCAAGCCTTGAACAGGGGGATTCCAATGGCTGGCTTCTGGGAGAATTTCGATTGGGGTGACTGGGTATCTGGTATAGTGGCCGGGTTCATCGGTGGTGGGGCATCGGCTGTTGTCGGTGGGCTAGCCTTGAGCTTCCAAGATCCAAAGGACTTCTCCATCGGGACCACAAAGTTTTTCAACGTAGCTGGGACGATATTTGTTATCAGTGGGCTCCTCAATGCGGCTATGTATCTTAAGCAGAATCCCATTCCCAAGGTCAGGACTGTAGTTACCGTGGAAACCGTAAAGCGGGAAAGTCCTACCACAGTTGTGACGAAGACTGTTGAGGAAACTAGAGTAGATCCCAAGTCGGAAAAGTAGGAGGCCTATGCCGGTATGGGCAGCTACGTGGTTCCCTATAGCCTTACAGTTGGTAATGGGGATATGGTTCTTATCCAGATTTACAGCAAAGGTGGATGGCCTAGCCGAGCAGGAGGAGCTAACTCAGAAGGCAATGGCTCAGGCCTTCTCGGATATATCCACTATCGCTAGGCAGATTGCCGTGAACGACTCTGAGCATAAGTCAATAATTTTCCGTTTGGAAGCTACTGAGCGTGAGATTACTGCTCTGCGTACCTGGAAGCATGAACTAGCCAATCGACAAATGCTCTACGATAATTACCAGGAAGAGATTGTAGAGCTTAGGCGCAAGTTAGAACGCATAGCTGAGAGGAGATGGCCGGATGATTAGTCATGAATTGCCTCCTGAGGATTTGGAGCCCCCGATGGACCCCAAATTTAAGCATAGGAAGGTCCAGGATGAGGAGGCAGCTACTACCCAGCCGCCGTCTAGGCCCCCTGAAGGTGGTGGAGACTAATGGCTAGCCCATCTCCGCAGCATGACAGTGGGGGGCCTACCACGTGGGGATGGTTAATTCCAGCAGTAGCAGGATTCTTTTCCATGGTAGCGGCCTGGATACGGGCATTCGGGGGTAAGAAGGACCCACCCCCGAAGCAGGATAACCTACTGGCTAAGATTAGTCTGCTGGAGCGTGAGCAGCAGGCTTTCCAGGCTGAAATGAGAACCGCAATTTGGAGATTAGAGGATCAGATTGTGAGAGTAGCTTCAGCCAGGAGTTCAGACGACCGGAGTTGAGGCACCAGAGGGCCAATGCTACCATTTCGGCCACGCATAGTATCTGGTGGCTGACATAGTAGTAGTTGGGGCTCGGTATGAACCTGATAGCAGTTAAGAATCCAGCGTATATTGCAAGATGCTTTACGGCTACCATGCTTCGATCAACGGTGAATAGGGAAAACCAGAAGCCGTAGAAGCCAGCTTGGGCATACATCACGTATATCCATTCCCGATGAATCCAGAATCTGTGATACCAGTCGAGTTTGGGGCTGTACCTTCCACTGCCCATCATTAAGCCGGTCATTCCGATTGAGAACAGAGCAATGCCGAATACAGACCAGAACCGAGGTAGCCGGTTCATGTGCTCCGTGTTCTTCCAGAGTGCTTCCCCTAGGCTGATTGCTATGGATACTAGAAGTAATATCTCCGAGGGAGTCCAGATGTATCGGTTCAACTTACTGGTATACGGCAGCAGCGTATTGATCAAGCCTTGAACCGAGAATACGAGAATGGTAACCATGAACCAGGGAAATACGGTCCAGTACCGGTTCTGGAATAAGATCCATAAGGTGACGATTGACCCGAAAAGCAACAATATCTGGAGTTCCATGCCGTTATGGTAACCCCATTTAGGACATTTTGTTCATGATTTGGCTATGGTTCGGGTCGTTGTTTAGGGCAATAGGGAGATTTTTAGTACCAATTCCAGCGGAACTAAGGGTTTCCCGGATAGACCCGAATTCCCCATGTCCAGCGTGTGGGAACTGTAACGGTAAGCTGGAATTTGCCTACATGGAGTTTCCAGAAGCACCTGGGACCCATGCCCCAATGGTTCGCCATACGTGTTCCATCTGTTCCTTTGCTTGGTGTTCCAAGCCTATAAGTACTCCGAAATACCCAGCCGTTTAGCGGTCTAATTTATGCCATTTGGTGGAATTCAAGTAAGGAGTATCGGGCAGGCAGTTAGTCAGTTGGCGCGGCGGCTATATCAAGCCCCACCTGATACGATTGCCGGAGTTAACAGTGGCAATTGGCCGACTGCTGGACAGCCGGTAGCTCCGTTTGTGCCGAATGGCCAGCCGCTGATTAATCCGTATTGGTTCGGCCAGAATTACACTTATACACCGAGGCCTGATGCGGTGTATACAGCCTCCGAGCTTCGGGGGCTATCGATGTTTCCGCTGGCCCGCATCTGTATTGATAACGCCAAGGACATGATCTGTAAAATGTCTTGGGTTATCCAGCTTCGGCAGATGCCTGGGGAGACGGATGCCGACGTTGTAGCAAGGCGTAAAGCTGCCAAAAAGGGTGATCCGGTAATCAAGTCATTATCCAAGTTCTTCGATTCCCCAAATCCAGAACAGGATTGGTCGGAATGGCTCCGGCAAGTCTTGGAGGATATGTTAACTATCGATGCCGCTAGCATCTTTATGGACCGGACTGCAAACGGTAAGGTAGCGGCATGTTGGAGGGTTCCTGGGGAGTTTATTACTCGGTATGTGGACGATGGTGGTCGTACTCCATTAGCTCCTAACCCTGCATATGCCCAGCTTTGGGAAGGGATACCTCGGGTAGACTTGACTACTAATCAGCTTATTTATAAGCCGAGGAACATTGTCCCACGGACTGGGATTATTAGTAGCTACTACTATGGATGCAGCCCTACCGAGGCCTTGGCAGATGAGATCAAGATTGGTATCGCGCGTCTGATGTTCGTTTTGGCGTATTACGAACGTGGATCGGTAGGTAATATGATCCACGTAGCCCCGCCAAGGATTCCACCGGATAAGGTGGAGGAGGCCGTACGTCTGTTTAATGCTCAGGTGTCGGGGAATCTTGGGAAGCGTAGGCAGTATAACGTTATTCAAGGATTCCAAGACGAGGGTAAGCAGGAACAGATTATCTTCCCGTCTGAGCCAAGTATGGCCGATGTGTTTGATGACCTCCTGATCCGTAAAATTGCATTCGGATTCGGCAATTCACCTCAGCGGCTACTCAAGCCGATGAACCGAGGTAGCGCCCAGGTAAGCCAGCAGGCAGCTAACGAGGAAGGTATCCGCCCTTGGATGGACTGGGTAATCAAACTGGTGAACTTTATCATTCAGCGCAAGTTTGGTATGGAGGAATATGAGATCGACCTTAAACCCGATTTCGATACCGATCCTACTAAGCGCCAAAAGGCTGATGCTTCCGACGTTAACGAGGGTATTCGCACACGTAACGAGGTACGAGAATCTAGAGGTCTTGATCCTATTGATGACCCTATGGCTAGCCAGTTATGCATTACTACTGCTAATGGAGTAGTTCGGCTGGGGGACGTAGTCACCGCTGGAAACCAAGGCCCTGGGCAGGTACCGACTAAGCAGAAAGATTCAAGCCTTGAACCGAAACCCCCTGCACAGAAGGTTAACGGTCGGCTGATTGAAAGGGGGGAACGATGAAAGACAATTTCCTTAAATACTTTCCGCTTATTAAGGCCGACGAAGCTACTCATACGGTGTATGGCATAGCTACGGCTGAATCTCCGGACAAGGCCGGTGAGATCTGCGACTACGAGGCTACTGTCCCGCTATATCAGGATTGGTCTAATGAGGCTATGTCGTCTACCATGGCGGCTGGACAGGAAGTCAGTCTGGGGAATATTAGGTTACAGCACACATTAGAGATTGCCGGTAAGGTTACTAAGCTGGATTTCGACGCGGAAAAGAAGCACATCCTGATTGAGACTAAGCCCGTAAGTGACTATATCTGGGAGTTAGTATCTAAGGGTTACGTACGTGGTTTTTCCCAGGGCGGCAGGTATTTATGGCGCAAATGCAACGACTGTGGGACTGCTATTCCATTAGATGATGGGAATGTATGTTCCAAATGTGACAAGCCCGTATATGTCAGGTACGCTGCCCGCCCGTCCGAGGTCTCGTATGTAGATAATCCGGCACTCAAGGTAGCGACATTCAGTTTCGTTAAATCCGATGGCGGCATAGAGCTTCGGAAATTCTCAGAAGGAGGACTTATGGACGTTGAAGGTGTGAAGTCCCTGGCTTCCAAGCTCGACTCGGTAGCCTCGGATGTTCAAGCCTTGAAGAAGGCTGCGGAGGGTAAGACAAAGCGGATAGCCGGGGAGGATCTTTCCTCGTCGGCCTTCGCCTACGTCGGGGACAAAGAAAAGACCGAGACTTGGAAATTCCCCCTCCACTTCTCCACTCCGGAGAAAAGCAAACGCCATGTTCAAAACGCACTGGCCCGGTGGTCACAGGCAAAGGACATTCCAGCGGATAAGAAGGCTGGAGTCAGATCGAAGATCGTCGCTGCGGCTAAGAAGTATGGCATTCAGGTTGAGGAGGAAGAGAAGGCAGATAAGGCAGAAATTGCCCAGATCGAGAAGATGCTTGGTAAACACCTGACTGATCAGGGGCTTACTAAGTCTATGGGCAGTATTGCTGACCTGACGTCCATTATCCAGCAGACTAGGTGGGTAATGATGGACGCCCGATGGGAAGCTGAGTATGAGCCCGATGACCGGGATGAAGCAGTTGCGGTGGAACTCGAAGCTTGTATCCTGCATTTGGTGGAAATTCTGAAGGAAGTGGTGGACGAAGAAACGTCCGAACTAACCGCTCGAAAAGCGGAGGAAGGTGTGAGTATGGCTAACGATAATCTGCAAAAGAAAGCGGCTGGTTTGGGGGGTCATTTCCGTAAAGCAGCCAAGGCATATGGTGAGATGGCCGATTGTCAGACTATGAAGGCTGACGCCCATAAGGCTTATATGGAAGCCATGGACGGATGCAACAAGGGTGACAATCCGGATCTGGAGAAGGCATACAAAGCTTTCATGAAGTCGCAGCGGAAGGGCTCGGAGGATATGGCTAAGTCGTATAAGGCCATGGCAGACCACTGCAACAAGATGGCGGATGAGGTCGAAGAGGCCGCTAAGTCTGAGGATTCCGACGAACTGAAAAAGGCCGAAGAGTTGCGCAAGGCAGAGGAAGCCAAAGCGGCACAGGCTAAGGCCGATGCCGATGCTGCCAAGGCTGCTGCTACTACCCTTCAGCCTGGGACTCTGGTGAATTTTGAGGAGGTGATCCAGAAAGCGTTTACCACTGCTTTGGCTGCTCAGCCCAAGGCGCTTACCCTGGAGGAAGTCACCAAGGCAGTAGGTGACCTCGTAGATTCCAAGTTGGAGAAGGCAATCGTGCCCGCTCCGGCTGGATTCAGTCTGGTTCCCCGCCCTGGTGGGGATAATAACGTTTCCAAATCCACTTCTACGGAGGATTTGGGTATCTAGTCCTTAGAGACTCAAGTAAAGGAGATAACATATGTCGAGTGGAGTTGGAAGTGTATTGTCCGATGCTCAGTACCTCGCATTGCGGCAGGGTACTACTGAACTGAAAAAGGCATGGCATAATTCGCTGCAAAAGGGGGAAATGACTCAGTTGGAGCATTTCAAAGCGAATCCTGCCATCGTGCCTAAGGGGAATCCAAGTGAACCTGGGTTCCTGGAACGCTGCGAGGCGTTTATCAACCAGTGCACTCAGCGTGAGAGGCTGGCTAAGTCGTTTATTCAGGAAATGGTCTGGAAGAATCACCCGAACCTGAAGAAGGCCGGTGTCACGTCGAGCCTCGGGTTCAACTTCTACGACCTCCGTGGACCGGCGTACCTGATTTATCCGGTGAACGTCCATTTCCGCAACACTATTCCGCGTAAGGGGAAGGTGAATGCCGGTTATGGCACCATGGCTAACTGGAAGGCGACCCGGAACCCTGGAGTCCCCTATGCTGGGGCTTCGGAAGGTAACCGGGTCGCTATCGGCACCCCGGACGAGAACGACTACTACGCGAAGTACAAAGAGGCTGGTGCGGAAGGTAGCGTTACCTTCACTGCGGAGTTCGCAGGTGAGGGCTACACCGATAACTTGGCCGATGAGCACTTGCGCGACCTGCATCGTCTCTGGTTGGCCGAAGAGGGAATGATCATTAACGGCAATAGCGGCGTTAGTGGTTCGACCTTCACCGGCTTTAAGCTGGGGACCTGTCCGACTCCGGCTGGGGCTGCGGTTGCTACCCACAGTGTTGGTGCTACCGGCAACCTGTCGGTGGTGGGTAACGCAGATCTGCCGTACACGACTGCCTTGTCGAATACTCAGTACGTCACGGTGTACTGTGTTGCCTTGACTGCGATGGGTAATCCCAACAATACGCAGTATGGCTACGGTGTGTTCCCGACTATTGCAGGGGGTCTTACTCCTCAGTATGCTCGCCAGAACGCTGATGGCTCCGTCGATCTGATCAACGGCGGTACGTCGGCTATCTCGGCTGCGTCTACCGCTGTTCAGGCTACCACTGGTAATCTGACTATCCGGTTTGCCTTGCCGTCTGCCAGCCTTCCGTACAAAGGCGCGTTCGGCTACGCATGGTACGTCGATGTGGAGGCTACCAATACCACCAACATTGCGAATGCGAAGTTGGCTGGTATCACTACCACTCCGTTCTGTTTCGTCAGTGGCACCGCTACTGGTACTCAGGCTGCAAACTTCACCAATGGTAGCCTGTCCGGGATCACCACGGATAACAGCTACAACGGCCTGGACTTCGACGGCCTCCTGACCTACGCGGCGAATACCACCGGTGCCTACTACACTGATCTGCAAGGTGGTAGTCTGACCTCCCAGAAGAATGGTCGAGTCACCGAACTGGAGACCTTGCTCCAGTACGTCTGGCAGCAGTATCAGACCGGGATTGACGAGATCTGGGGAGACGCAACGGCTGTTGCGACTCTGGATGCTGCTATCCGATACTCGGGTACTTCCAACTCGGCGTATCAGTTTATTACCACCCGCGATGGGCAGAATAACCTGCTTGGAGGCTTCGTCGTATCCGCCTACCAGAGCCGTTATGCCTTCAATTCCCCGACCGGCAGCAACGCGATCCCAATCCGGATTCACCCGATGATCCCGGCTGGCACGTTGTACTTCTTTGTCAAGAATAACCCGTATCCCCAGAGCCGAATCCCGGCCACTGTGGAGATGTTGGTCCAGAGGGAGTACTACAGCATCGAGTGGCCCCAGACTAGCCGCAAATGGCCGTTTGGCACCTACGTCCATGAATGCTTGGCACAGTATGTGCCCTGGATTCCGAGCGTCATTACAGGCATTGGCCCGTTTGTCGGAAGCTAGTAGCCAGTTCAAGCCTTGAATAAGTTCCGGCCTGTGATTCCGTGAGGCACAGGCATGGCAGTGTGGGGATCTTCGTACAAGGACGGAGGTCCCCATTTCTGAATAAAGGAGAAAATCTATGGGAGTTCAAAAGTTAGCAGTTACTTCTGGGGAAGACTGGATTGCAAGACTCCAGAACGTCGAAAACGACCTCCAGGCAAGTGAAGTTACTAGCCTGAGGGGAACTCATATTTACGCTGGGGAGTTTGTCCCTCAGACAACTACGACAGGGACAGATACGGCTGGTGTAGCTACTCAGATCTGGGTAGGGGAATTGCGGATTGGTAGCAATACCTTGCTTACCGGCCTGAGTTATCTGATCGGATCGGTAGGTGGTACGGATAAGGCCATTGCGATTCTGTACGATTCTGCTGGTAATGTCTTGGCTAACTCTGCATTGGCTGGGACTACGGTCGGTACCACGGCTACGATGCAGAGGTTGCCATTCGTTACTGCCTATGCGGCTGGTCCAGGGCTGTACTACGTTGGGATCAGCACTAATGGGACTACAGCAAAGCTGAGAACCCAGGCGTTCGGTGATACCAATGCCGGAGTCATCACCGGCCAGACGTTCGGTACCTTGGCGGCTATCACGCCCCCGAGCACTTTCACGGCCTCTCAGGCCCCAGTTGTAATGACGTACTAGTGGTAATGGGATTTGGGGGCTACGGCCCCCTACCTGATTCAAGGCTTGAAGGAGGATAAGGTGCTTTCCGAAACTATTCTGAATTTCATGGAACGTCACGGGTGGATTGCTCGACGTAATAAAGCGTCTGCTGGCATCAAGACCCATAATACGTACCGGATTAAGATCTATGGTCCGGATGGGAAGCTGAAGGATGAAGCGGAAGGTACCAATATCACGGTTAACGTGGGCCTTAACGATGTACTGAATCAGTACTTCAAAGGGTCGGCATATACTGCTTCGTTCTTCGTTGGCCTAAAGGGCTCAGGTACCGTGTCCGCTGCCGATACCATGGCGTCTCATGCTGGTTGGGCAGAACTGACAAGTTATTCACAGTCTACTCGGCCAGCGCTGGTTCTAGGATCGGTAGCTTCCCAGGCAGTGAATAATTCGGCATCGAAGGCTACGTTCTCGATTACCGGACCTATTACGATTACTGGAGCCTTCGTCACGACAAATAATACAGTAGGTGGGACTACTGGAACCCTGTTCGGCGTGGCAGACTTTGTAGCTAGTGGGACCGTCAATACGTCGGGGACCACGGTTACCTATGTATCTGGGACTCAGTTCAGTGCTGCCTGGAATGGCCAGTCGATTACGATCAATTCGGTAAACTACACCATCTCCAGTGTCACTAATGCTACTACTTTGGTCCTTACTGGTAGCGCCGGTTCCCAAAGCGGCGTAGCGTTCTCTACCGTGAATACCAAGCTTCCCAGCAGTGGGGATAGCATTGCCGTAGAAATCGATCTTTCCGCAGCGACTGCTTAGTCTCTGATGCCGACTATTACCCCGATTCAGTCTGCGATTGCCGGTGAGACGGTACAGCAGAGCGTACAGGTCACTTATGCATCCAATGTGGTGTCAGGTGACCTGTTACTGGCATTGGTTTGGTGGTATCTGTCGGCGGATGGAGTCTTTACAGTCAGTGATGATCAGGGGAATACATATACGGAGGATGTCGGTCAGTCCTTCCAGTATAATCCCGGTGGTACTCCTTTTAATAACTGGCTCAGGTGCTCGATATTCAGTGCTGTATCTGGGACTGGAGGAGTACGGCCCACTGTAACCGCTAATGCCCCCTCCGGTGGGGCCGGTGTCATTGGGGCTATCTGTGTTCAGGAATATGGACCTCCTTCTAGCCCCAGATCGGGCGGAACTGGCTCGGCATTCGAGGATGGGAGTGGATTTACCACTAATCCTACTACCAGTTTGACTACTACTGCCGCTAACGAGCTACTGGTAGACTTCGCGGCATTGATTAACGGTCAGGTAACAGGTCAGGGAACAGGATGGACATTACATGATGATTGGCCGAATGATGCCTACATAGCCTATAAGACTTCAGGGGCTACGGGGTCCTATACCGCCGATATGACCGGAGTTATTCATGGCGGGATCATGGCTTGGGTTATCGTCGTAGCTGGGTATAAGTTTCCAACAGGGATAAATTACACAGACTCGATAACGTTAGGGACGGCAAGTGGACTATCTGACTCGGTGGCTAATTCCATAGTTCAGTCTTTGCCGTTGGGAATGACTGCCAGTGATGTCCCATTGGGATCTGGTGCATTCTCCCAAACCCTACTGATGGGACTGATCCAGTCGTTCGCGGAGATTCTACAGGGTAACTGGTTAGGGGTAGCTCAGTTCTCCCAGGGGTATGCTGAAGTTAATCTGCCAAGCGTGGCATATACGTACCCAGTAGCTATGGCATTAGCTGAGGTGATAGCTACCTCGGTGTTGGTATCCATATCGGGAATATCCGGACTCGGAATCCTTAGCCATTTAGCGGATATAGGAAATGACGATACTTCGGCTGCTGCATCCCTAGGGCAGGCTTTAGGAGTATTAACATTAGGCCAAAGAGCCTTCATTGACTCACTGGCATTCGGTATCCTCCAGGGGCTGACAGCCGACTCCGGCAAGGCGATTGTAGACGTTATAACGTTCACCGGCATACTTGGAAACAATGCGGTTCCGGCATATCAGGGAAGGGGGATTGCATCAGAGGGAGTGGGCATCCTGACGGCCCCGGTGGTGAATAATAACTTCTCGGCAATCGCTGCCTTAGCGTACCTATTAGCTACCCAGGCCGATACAGGTAGTAAGGCCTTAGAGGCAATCCTCGGACTGGCTATTGGGACTGCCTTGGCTGCTAAGCCGGGTATCTTACTTCAAGGAAGTATCTCACTTAGGGATGTGTATCTGCTGTTTGATTCCCTTCCCGCCGGACTACTTCCAGGACTTGCTACAGTGTTTGCTCAACTGGTTTACAAGAGCGCATTGTCGGATACCTCAGGATCTGCTACCTTATCTGCTCAGAAGGTCTACAAAGGGGAAGTAAGTGACATATAACATTGGGGATCTGGTTAGGCTCACAGTCGTATTCACCGATATTGCTAAGGTACCGGAGAATCCCACCACGGTTGTGTTGGAAATCCTTGCCCCAGATGGGACGACCGTAACTCCCCCTGCGATTACTAATCCAACTACGGGAACCTTCTATGCCGATCTGCCGATTGCCCAATCGGGAATCTATAAGTATAGGTATACCGGGAATGGAAGCGTCCAGGCAGTTCAGGAAGGGCAGATAGTTGTATCCCCAAGTTCTCTGTATCCGGTTCCCGACATTGATCTGACTACGTTGGAGATTGTCAAGGATTATCTGACGGTTTGTGATTCCAAGTCGGATACAGTCATCTCCTGGGCTATCACGTCGGCCAGTATCTATTGGCTGTGGAGAACCGGCCAGGGGAACGCAGATGGGTCGGTGCCTACGCATTCCCCTTATGTCAGTCCGCAGCCTTACAGTGAATGGTACGACGGGAATGGCAACGATAGGCTGTTCCTGCGACATTCCCCGATTGTGTCGGTTCAAGCCTTGAACATTAATGGGGTAGCCGTCAGGGCATCTTCGACATTCGGGGATGGAGGATTCGTAGTAGATCAGAATGGCCGTTCACTGACTTTCCGATCCTCCGGTTCTGGTGTATCCAGGGGAGTGAACCAGGGTTACGGGTATGCTTATTCATCCTTCTTCCCGGCCTGTGGGTTCTCCCTTGGGACCCAGAACATTCAGGTGCAATATACGGCAGGGTTTGTGACTACACCGCTGGACATCAATGAAGCGGTTACGGAGATGGTAGCCTTGACTGTTAAGCGGCGTGGCTGGTTGGACTTTAAGCAACAGGCAATGCCCGATACGATTGGCACTATCACCTACCGTGATTGGATTTTCACCCCGAAGATTATATCTGTGATGGAGAACTACGCCAGGAGAGCCCAGGTATGAGTACCCCGGCTATCAGCTTCACGGCTAGTAACTTCGTCCTGGAACGCCTACTGGATACCGCCAATGATGGGTTTAATCAGCTAATCCTGGAAACTACAGCGACCTACGGAGTTACTCCGTTTCAGCTAAGTGACTCGGGGAATGCCCCAAATCTCCTGGTGGGCAGGTTCGACCTTCCCAGTCTGATTAAATCTGGGTTCCAGCCGAATTATCCACTGTGTATCATGTCAGTGGCTAAGAGTGACACTATTGGCCGCAACTCATTGCAGGTTACTCCGAGCACCTTCTCAGGCAGCATTATAGTATCCTTGGATTTCTACGTAGTTACTGACTGCGGCTCGGTACCTGCCGATGGGCAGAGCGTGTATCAGGCTGTAGAGGATGCAGTCGTAGGAGCCTTCAGCACGGATGTTTCGTATGCGTTAATGCCTCAAGGGCTCACATTCAACGACGAGGCATTGGTGGAACAGGGAAGGATGGAGTTCGGCCCACTGAGTTCCAGCGGGGACCCCGTATGGTGCCAGATGATTGCCTGTACCTTGGTATTCCGGAGGGTGGCATGATCGACTTCGAATTTACAGGCCCAGGTGGCCGGGATATCCAGACTTCGTTTGAGATTCTACTCCGCGATATCCAGCCAACTAAGGAGGATATAGCCAAAGCTGGTAGCTATCTGGTGGGAAGGATCAGGGAACGGACATTATCCGGGGTGGACTATGAGGGTAACTCCTTTGCTGCATATAGTCCCACGTATGCACTTCGGAAGCGTAGCGCCAGGGTGGATCTGTTCAGTTCCAGCAACGATACCCATATGTTGGATGCCCTGACGTTCAGGCAGCAGTCGGATTCAAGCCTTGAAGTTGGCGTATTCGGGGACGAACGTATAGCTACTAGGGCTAGGGCATTGAATGAGGGTATGGAATTCCAAACCAGGGCTGGCAGTGGTCCTGAGGGATTCCGCAACCATCCTGGTAGGAAGAAACCCAAGGGTAAGAAGCTATTCGGCCTGATTCCCCCTAGACGTTGGCTGGCTCCATCCGAGGCAGACCTTACCCAGATGGAAGAAATCATTGTTGCATCGGCATTGGAAAGACTAAATCGGAAATGAGGTGTTCTTATGGGTGTATATAGGTACGTAGGAGGAGCCCCGGCAGAACTGCTGGACTCCCCGTTCAAATTTACTCGATTCGGCCAGACAGTAGAGATGCCTGATGACTTGGCGGAACACGCTATAGCCCATAGGGTCCCTCTTATTCCGGTCGAGATTTGGGACTCAGTATCGGTCACGGATGCCGAGCTTAAGCGGCACGCTAGGTTTGAGTCCCATGTGCAGGCATCCCCGGAGTTTATCTCCAAGCGGGATGCCTTGTGGCGTAAGTTCGTAGATCATCACGAGGGGGTCTTGGAGAAGCGGAAACCCAAGGTCTCGGATGCGGAAGAACCTACTAAGTCTACTGAGGAGGTTGGATAATGCCCAACTTTAATAGTCCGAGATATCAGCGCTGGTATGTTCAGCAGCAGGCGAGTCTGTTGTCGTTTAATAACTCCTCGGGGACATGGTCTCCTTCCGGAGCCCAACTGATCCGAGTAGACGCGAACAGCGTTACGGTGAGTAGGAACGCCCCCTATTCTCGATTCCCAGTCTTGACTGGAACGAGGTCCGAGGTAGCGGGTATCAGAGGGCGTAAGTTAGCCTCTTGGTCGATTCGCGGTATGCCGCTGATTCCATCGGGTACCGCCGGGACGGTGCCGGATTCGGATATCATACTTCAGAACATCTTCGGGCAGGCTTCCACGTCAGGTTCCGGTGGCCCTTATTCTGGGACTATTCGGACTTACTCATTCCTGGATTCCGGATATCCGGCATTCAGTATGTTCGGGTTCGTCCATGGGATTTCGACACTTACGCAGCGGGCCTTGTGGGCGTGTTTCGTAAGCCGTGCTACGTTCAACTTCAACGGCTTGTTCATGACGGTAGATCTCGAAGGGTTCGCCGGATATGAAATCGACAGTACTGGGTTCTCGGTATTCGACTCTCAGGCTAAGGCTGGGCTTACTACTTACCCGACTGAGCCAAGCAGTCCGACTACAGTAGGGGCTCCGATTGCAGGTTTCGGTAATGGCTATACCTGCACTATCGATGCCCAGACGATTGAACTTAAGATGCGGGCACTAAGTGTCACGGTAGAGACTGGGTATGTCCCAGTAGCTGACGTTTATGGGTCTCCGTATCTGGTTGCTGCGGTCGGTGATGCCCGCCGTATCAGTATTAACCTCGGGGATGCGCTGGACGATGACTCTGCTGCCTTGAACGATATCAAGACCAAGGCGGATACTGACAACGTTATTATCAATGCCAGTATCGTAGCTGGGAACACTGCGGGGTCGAGCTTCCAGTTCAATATGAACAATGTGCAACCGAATGCTTTCAACCTCCGGGATAACGGGCCGACTGTGGCTTTCGAAATGCCTACCAGTTATGCCCATGCTTCGGCCCCTGGTCAGGTAGACGACTTCACGTTGGTGGCCTGTTAGGGGCATCTATGACTAGAAGGGATCTGGTTCATACTCTAATCGGAGGAGCGGTATTGGGAACCTTACCCTTGCCGACTAAGAGGGGGCCTACTTACACCTCGCCTATATCCCTACGGCATGTCCGGACTAACTGGGTAGACCTGAGTATGGAGAGTAATAACGATCCATGGTCTTGGGTCTCTCCGGATATCAAACGTCAGTGTCTGCTTAAGGGATATGCGAATCCGCTCGGGCACATCCGTGGTTATATGAACGGAGTAGATATAAGCCTACAGTCGGATGCGGCCTACGAGGAGACTGGATTCGTATCCTTGATAGCCAAATCTTCTAAGACTGGGAACTTTATTTCCCATAGACTCCCACCGGAGCATCTAGACAGTGTCGAGACGGCACAGGCCGAGGGTCGCTGGTTACTATGGTCTCTCAGGTCCCCGGTGGTCCATGAGTTCCTGAACAACCAAGTAGTAAGAATCGAAGTTGTCTAACGTTTAGCAGATTGGATGGCCTTGTACATCATGATCGAATATTGCAGCACGTCGGAGTTCGAGAGTGTATTAGCCCCAGGGGTGAAATACATTCTCCAGAAAATGAGTCATGGGAGGAGGATGATCCTAAACCAATCAGCTTCCCCCATCTACTCTGAGATGAATGAGATTCAGCGACGGATAGACGTTATCCAAGAAGAACTGGATAGGGCCGAATCCGAGGCGAAAATCTCACCATGTAGTTGTAAGCATCCAGTGGACCCTGATCCCAAAGCTGATTGTCATGATGTGGAATCAGGCCGATGCATCAAGCCTGGATGTTCCTGCCGCAAACCCCAACCAGATCGGGAAATAGGCGACTACCAGAAGAAAGCCGAACTGGAACTGGAAATGTACGAGCTTGTGGTCAATAAGCTCTACCCGGCTTACGTCCGCTGGGCGGTAGTGTCCGTTCAAGGCTTGAAGATTCAACTCCCCTCAGGGTCATTCGTGGATGCCAATCCTGATACCCTCCTTTCCGATGGTCCGGAATTCCTAATCCCGGAACTCGGGGAGCATATCCAGAAGCTGATGAAGCTGAGCCCCGATGAAGTTATGGGTTTCAAGCCGCCTACCACTTCCGCCGCACAGGTGGCTGGCAAGATAAGCGATATAGTTGCGGTTCCTGCCGTAGAGATAGCGCATATCTAAAGCGGCATTGCAAGAAGTACTTCCCGGAACTGATTAAGTCCGGGGAGCACCCCTCCGAGACCTGGACTCCAGCGTATCCCCTCAAGGTTATCCAGGATGGTGGCCCACGCGACATGATGGCTACGCTTACCGACCTCCAACAGGATGAGTGTCCGATGTCGGCCATACTTCGTCATCCGGAGATGGACGCGATGGTAACCGAAGTCCTGAATATGCAGCGAGTCAAGGAAATGAGTGGGGCAGTCCCATATGGTATGGATTGCTCCGAATGGCCTAGTCGGTGGTATGACGTAGTTCGCATTGCCAAGATCGAAGAGGATCGGGCAGAGATAGCTAAGGATGAAGTTAGGGAGAAACGATAATGGCTGGATCTCAGGACTACGGGCTTAATTTTCTCATTAAGCAGTACGGGCAGGAGAACCTTCTTGGCATTACTTCGGCTATTGGAGATGCGGCTAGGCGTGCTAAGGAAGCTAAGGAGCAGTCTCAGCTTTGGGGGGAGGCAATTAAGAAGGCTGCGGATCTGGCGGGGGTAAGTGTCAAGGGTGTAAATGATCAGATTCGGCAGCAGTCGAAGGATTTAGATGAGGCTAGGAGAGCTACCGAGAGGTTGGCGGCTGAAGAAAAGAAAAGGTACGAAGATGGGCTGAGATTCCTACGTAATAGAGAAGCTAATGAGGCCAGGGATGCTGCCAATCGACTGGCTAGGCAGAGGGCCGAAGACTCAGCTTTCAGATCGGCATTTGGGGGATCTGGTGGTGGCGATGGGGGAAGTGGAAGCGGTGGAGGTGGCAGTAGCCTATTTGGCCGGGTAGGTGGTCGTGTCCTCGGTGCAGAGGTCCTGGGACGTGGACTAGGAATTCCCGGTGGTGGTTTCATTGGTTCCCAGTTGGCATATGGATCAGGCCTAAGCGGTGGGGCAGCGCTAGGTCTTGGGGCAGCGGCTGTAGGAGTTGTAGGTGCCTATGCACTTACTAAGCTGATCGAAGATACGACTAAGTATGCGCAGGAACAGCTTAATCTGGCTAGGGCGACCGGACTTACTGTACAGCAGACGCAGGCCTTGGGCCGGGTCTCGGAAATTACAGGGACCCAGGCTAATGGTCTATTCACTGTGTTACGTAAGATGAACGATAGTCTGATCGGGGGAGGGGCCGCAGCCCGTAATGTAGAAACTGGACTCAAAGAGTTGGGCCTGACGATGGATACAGCCTTTAAGGCTCCGGAAGCCCAGCTTAGGGACCTGTTTGGGGCATTACAGAAAATTACTAGCATAGCGGAGCGCGGTAGGATCATTGACCAGATATTTGGATCAGGAGCCAAGGATACACTGCTCGCCCAGGTGGATAAGTTCGAACGCCTATATGAGATTACCAAGAAGGGTGTCATTGATGAGAAGTCACTTAAGCAGTTAGAAGACTTCAAGGAAAAGGCCTCGATAGCTGGCTTGGAATGGGACAAGCTTAAGGAGACTTTGGCCGTCAAGGCGGTAGGATTCATCGAACTTATATTCTCCACTGGTGGGAAGCTGGACCTCAGTCCCAGAAATGTTGCCGATAAGGTGGGTACCTTCCTACAAGGCCCAATCGGTATGTATAACCGGGCCGTATATGAGGGGGCCAGGGCTATACCGGGGGCCATCGGTGGGCTGTTCGGCAATGCGGTTAATAATGCTTTTGTCCAAGGGGCTGGAGGGGCCGATACAGGACCAGGGCCTTACGTGCCTAAGGGGCCTGCTACTCCCCAGGATGTAAAGGATGCCTCTAGGGTAGACGAGCGCAGCCGGATATACCGCATGCTGCAATCTAGTGGGGGAGATGAAGTAGAACGTATCCAGTCTACTATCTCCAACCTAGATACCGATATTAAGGCTGCTAGGGAGAAGGCGCTAGGGGAATCTGGGACCCTAGGGGATGCTCAGAAAGTTCAAGGCTTGGAGGCTCAGAGGGTAGGACTTAGAAGGCAGTTACAGATACAGCAGCAGATCAAGTCGGAGCTTCTATCGTTATCCGAGTTCGGGGGGATAAGTACTGAGGCAGAAGGAGTAGAAGCAGCTAGGGCACTGACTCGCAGAGGGGCCTTTAGGGCAATTAAGGAATCCGGTACCGCAGGGCAGAGGCAAACTCTGCTGGGACTGACTACCCAGGCGATTGGTACCGGATATCCAACCTTATCTGGCGGGAGCCCTTACTTTGATCCGCTTAGCCGTATTGGGGAATTACGTGGCGGAAGTCTTAATGATTTGGCTGAGTACTATAAGGATTTGGCAGACAAGGAGCGTAGAGAGAAGCGGGAAGCTGACGAGGCAATTCGCGGTATCGATGTAACCCAGACCGGGTCCGATAAAGAGGCCAGAGGAGCCCAGTTATCCGGGATAGCGTCTATCCGGTTAAGTCAGGCAAGGGGTGATGCCTTTTCTAAGTACGGACTAAGGCCTCTGGATATATCTAGGAGGCAGGCTGAGGCTGCATTATCTGCTAACCAGCAAGAGGGGGGAGTTCAGGAGGCGTTTATCAATGCCCAGATTAAGAGTCGGCAAGCTGCATTGTATTCCCTCGGTCGGGTAGGTGGGGACGATGAAAAGGTAGGCCTGGAGACCGAGAAGAAGAGGGCTGAGATCGAGGAGTTACAGTTAGAACTCTCTGGCAAGCAGAACGATAGACTGACTAAGTCGGTAGACATCATTGCCAAATTTAATGATGCGGTGGACAAGTCAGCAGAGGCTATCAGGTCGGAATTCGCATCTGGATTTGAGAGTATCATCCTCGGGGCTCAGAGGGGTGGAGGTAAAGGCCTCAAGGGAGCCCTACGTGGATTTGGTGAGCAACAGGAAGGCATCATCCTCCGCAACATTGGGGAGAAGGTATTCGACCAGATCAAGGGGCCATTGGGGAGTGTAGGTGGTAGCTTGCCGAAAAGCGTCCAAGACATTCTGAAAGGTACTATCCTCCAGGCTCCGGTGGATAAGATTAAGGACAATACCGATCAGATCAAGACTGACATTTCAGCTATCAGACAGGAGATTGAGAAGGCTTCAGGAGGGGCCGGGGGAACTAGTACCGGCACAGGTGGGACCGGAACCGGATCAAGTTCTCCTCTTGGCAATATACTTGGAACCCTCGGCTCGTTAAAGGGCGTTGGCGTATTCGGTGGCTCGGATGCCGGTGGGCTTATATTCCACAACCAAGACCCAGGTGGTGGAGGTGGTAGCGGAATCGGTGGCGGCACCTCGTCTGGGAGTATCGGCAAGATAGCTGGGGCTGTCGCGGGGGGTATCCTAGCCGCTCATGGTATATCCGATCTGACTAGGCCGGGGGCCAAATCCAAGATTGGTGGCATAGGGGAAATAGCCGGTGGTGGTGGAGCAGCCTTGACCGCTTTGGGGATAGGGGGCTTGGCCGGTCCTATTGGAATTGCTGCTGGTGCCCTGTTCGGTATCGTGAGTTCCTTCCTTGGGGATTCCAGGGAGTCCAGGGGTGCTCAGATATCGAAGAACTTATTCGGACAGCAGTACTTGGCACCTCAGGCGATTACATTGAACGAGTATGGGGGCGGATACTCCGACTTCGGTATCGATGGGTCAGTTCGGACGAGCAACTTTAGTCCCTACCCCACAGTGAGTAATTCGTTTTTGGATGTCCCTAGGCGAACTGTAGTCCCAGGGCATACCATTTCCAGTTTTGGTGGAACTGACGCTGGGACACCTGGGGCTATTGTTACCCCTTCATCTCCCCGTGTTGCTGGGAATGCTGGGGCACCTTCGTACCATATAACGATTCAGGCATTGGATCATCAGAGCTTCCTAGATAATGCCGACAAAATTGTCGATGCATTTCATCGAGGATTGAATAACCAAGGGCATCCAGTTGTGAACGCCTTAGCTCAGGCCATGGGAGTTAGGGGCTAGCTAGTTCAAGGCTTGAACGATGTCCAATCCCCTCCCGATCCTCCGCAATACGACTGGGACCCTGAACGCCCAGGCTCTGTATCCGTTCACCCGTGTGGCTTCATGTCTCACGTTTGTGGATCAGTTCGACAACGGATCGGAGCAACGCTGGGCCGGTCGGACTCCGCTGTTCAACTTCGCCTTATCCTTCAATTCCCTAAGTGCTACCGATAAGGCTAGCTGGTTGACGTTTCAGAATACAGTGCTGGGCCGATTGGCTACTAACCTGACTATCACGTTAGGGGCAACGACGTATTCGAACCTGACGATGATGTCGGATGATCTGGTAGCTACTACGAGGCTACCACTGCTGTATGATCAGCAGATCAGCCTCAGGCAGGTTAGTAATTATCCATATACAGTCCCTACTGTAGGATCGACCTTTCCACAGTTGGCATTTGGCACTGGTGGCGGGATCGCAGTAGCCGAGCTTCCGTTCAGCCAAGCCAATTCGGCATTCACGGATATCAATGAGTCGGTATACGGTCAACGGTTCGGTTTCGGGTGGTACAAAACCGGTAAGACTAACTTTCCAAATGTGCTGCTTAAGTCTTGGAAGATTAGCTACCCCCTCCTGACTGATGCCGACGCAGCTACCTTGGAGAATTACTTCCTGGGCAAGCAGGGGCGGTATGCCACATTCACTTTCGTAGATCCAATCGACGGATCTAGTAATGCTAATGTTCGATTCGACATGGACGATTTAGCGTTCCGGTACATCACAAAGAATATGCAGTCTACTGAGGTTAGCCTCAAACAAATTTGGGTATAAGCTTCGGTAAGTGTTCAAGGCTTGAATAATGCCTCTATCAGGATCGGTAGCCTCCAATAAGGATAACCCTCAGGGTTTCCAACCTTTGTTGCTTTGTGCGATTACACTTCAGGGAACTAGCACACCCGTGCTCCTCGCTACCCATAACCTGGATGGGATCGATGGGCCTATGTTCCCTGGGATAGGGGCACTTCCAGCCGGAGCCTACATAGGGAGGATTCAGCAGCAGAGTATCGATGCGTTACAGCACCGCAGCCAACTGGGAATTGATCGGGTATCCAAGGTAACACTGCTCCTGATGGATGCCGATCATTTCATTTACAACAACATCTGCAAGGTGTACGGCTTCCGTGGTGCATCTATGCAGATGGCATTGGTCCTCTGGGAAGCTGGGACTTCCAACTTCTCCAGCGATGCCCCACTGATGTTCACTGGCGTCTGCGACATGGAGCGGCCATCACGAGGGATGACGCTGATCGAGCTTAGCGCTAATACTTCGCACAATACCGCTGTGGTTCGCCAGCCGTTCTTCATCCTGGAAAACAGATGTCCTCTGCATTTCCCAGCTAATGCCGCTGAACGTGCTCAGGCTGGCGACCCTGGTTCCAAGTTCTGTATGTATAATCCGGCTGGGACTGGGGCTGCGGTATTCGGACCGGTGGGTAACCTTGGGCCTGCGAATCATACCAACTCATACGGGCAGTTAGTCACCGATGGTTCTGGATACTATATCCTCTGTGAGTTTATCCGCTCCAATCCATCCGATCCTACTGTGGGATGTATGGCAAGGTTGGGGAATGCAGCTACTACTTCAGTAGCTCCGGACGGTGACTTAGGTCATGATCAGGCAGGCCATTGGACAGGAGGATTCGCAGGTATCGAATGGAGCCCTGGAACCTACTATACCGATGCGAAGAACTTCGTATCGAATTCAAAGATCCCTACGTTTAGCTTTCTCAATGCGGCGATTCTCGGCCAGTACGCCAATCTGGTTTACGGTCAGCAGCTCATTAATGCCAAGGTAGCTACGATTGTCGAATCGGGGAATGATACTAAGATCGAGGCCGTAATCTACTCGGGTGAGCACGACCTCGGCTATGTCCCGTTTCCGGTAGTCAATGGTGTAGAGGTTAATCGTTTCGGTCATGGTGCAGTCGATAAGAGCCTTGGATGGGATTGGGCCAATGATGGTTCCAATACATCGACTGGAGGCCGTCGCGGAACGATGCTTCGATTCGATGGCTGGAACGACCGGCAATCTGGATTCAGTGCCCTTGGTGATCCATTCGGTTCTCTCTGCCGGATGGGTATCGTAGTCTACAAGGATCTGTTTACAGGATTTGGGACACCTACTGTTCAGGTTCGGACTATCGGGCCTAAGGTAGCGGTATTTGCCAATCAGACGGCATACAGTCTAATTGGAGCCCCTGCTAATTCCAACCCAGCCTGGGTCCTACTGGATATCCTGAACCTGTCCAATTGGCAGTATCAGGAAGTCAATATGCAAACCTTTATTGACTCCGCTGCCATATGTGATCTGCCGGTTTCGTATATCACTTCGACTGGTGGGAGTTCTACCCATTCGCAGTATAAATGCCAGTTCAGCTTAGAGTCCAGAAAGACGGCGGCTGAAGTCCTAGCCGGTGTCCTTAGGTGCTGCAATGGCTACCTGTACTGGAATCAGGCTGGGCAGTTGTGCATGGGTATTAACCAGACATTGGCTGATCAGCAATCTTCCCCAGTAGCTGGGAGTAACTATAACACTGCGGTCTCGTCCATCCATGCCGATGGCTCCGGTGGGACTGGATATGCCGCGTATCTGTTCGATGAGACGACGATAAACCTCAAGACCGTGGAGTTCGAACAGAACGCTACGGTGATGACGCCTAATCGGATTAACATTAACTTCCAGGACGAGGATAATAGCTTCGTGGTTGATAGCTTAAACGAAGTAGATCCCTATTCAGTGGCTCGGGCCGGTGGTGCATTGAACCCCGGTGGCGCAGTCATCGATGAGACGTTGAACGTCATGGGGATTAGTAACTTTGATCAGGCTATTAGGGTGGCTAATGTTTACATCGCTGAACGGCAGTATGGGAATGAAGGTGGGGACGCCCGTGGAACCCGCATCATATCGTTCGATACGACTGTCCGCTGTGAGTCGTTGCGGGTGGGCCATTTGGTTCTATACTCCAGCCAAGCATATGGGATTGTCAGGCAGATGTTCAGAGTTCTGAAGATACAGCCATCGACTAACTTCCAGACGGCTAAGGTAACCATTCAATGGCATAACGATCTCTGGTATACATTCGCCTACGGGCAGAATCCTCAGGCCTTTTATTCGAATCCTGGGACTAGTAGGAATCCAGGCCCCCCTCGGACATGGCAACCAAACTATGAGACTCCCAATGTCCCGGCTGCTAATGTCTATCCGGACCTGACGGCTACGGAGGGTAACTTTGGATTGGCAGAGATCGATGGGCTGGATGCGAAGGGTAATCCACTTATCCAGCTTCAGCTATCTGGGATGCTGCCGATCAATCAGATATCGGCTGGAGCTATTCAGCCTCCTAGGGTGCCGACTCAAGCTACGTTGGGATCTGGTGGTTCCATCCCTGCCGGGAAGATCATATACATCAAGCTTTGTTCCATTGATGCATTTGGCAACTACTCGACTGCCAGCCAGACGATAACGAGTCCACTAACCACTGGGTCGAATACTATTACAATCAACAACATCGGCTGGCCTGCTGGGGCAGTCGATTATGACCTCTTCGCAGGGTATGACCATTTCAGTATTACTGAGCAGAATAGCGGTCCGGTGGCATCGTCTATTACGTTCGGATCAATGGCGAACATTAGGACCTATGGGCCTCCCGATGTAAATGCGGATTCCGTGTTCGCCCAGGCTAAGTTGGTTATCCATGGGGGCATCATTGGCAGTAACGTAGGTGCCGTGACGTCGAGTACGGTAACCATTGGTGGTCCTCCATCCGGGACCTTCTCCAATGTTATTACTGGGTACAAGCTACTCCTGATCGGCAGGCAGAGCCTGGGGGCTACTCTGCCGATAATAGAATTCAATATCCTTACGTATGGGTTAGTTAGTGGGAATCCAGTCTTGGTGGTTGATAGAGATCCCTCTGCTTTACTTCAGACGCAGGATATTGTAGTCATCGGAGCCCAGGCGAATATTGCATCCGATACCACAATTGGGGATGTAAACTTCGTATCGGCTTATGCCCCGTTCGGTGTATCTCCCGATGGGACTGCTCAGCCGGACGTCGGGCAGGTAGTGAGGATCATTTATGGCACTGGAAGGTTCCAATCTAGAACTATTGCCTCGGTTTCAGCCAGCACTGGTGGGACTAACTTCGACACGTACCATTTGGAGAAGCCTTGGGATGTGGTCCCTGATTCTACTTCGATGTTTATAGTCGAAGAGGCTTCCTGGCCTGCGACCTCGTCTGCTTCCCAGTTCAATGCTGCGAACCTGAGCACTTCGGTTGTAACCAAGGTCCAGGTTACCAACTACGCACGGGAAACAGTTCTGATTCAAGCCTTGATCGAGGATTCAGGCTCCGTCATATCGGTGGAGCGGCGAGCACCGTTCCGAATGATCTACCTCACTGGGTCCCAGGGGACTCGGACTATCACCTTTGCGGATAGTCCATACTCGGTGCTAGTGACAGATGGCCTGATCCTCTGTGATACATCAGGTGGGGCAGTCACGGTCCAGTTACCCTCCTATCTGTTCCTCCAAAACGTCCTACTGACTATTCAGAAGGTTACCTCGGATGCCAATGCAGTGATTATCCTACCGGCCACAGGTGAAGCCTTTGAAGATGGGAGTACTACGATGTCCTTGTTGGCTGAAGGCGAATCAACTACAATTAAAGTCCACGGAGTCTAATGCCCACTCCAGCTAGAAGGCTAATACGCATCGGATCTGGTGGAGGTGGTGGAGGTGGCGGTACTGGCATTACTGGGTATTACGTTATTACTCCGGTTGCCGGAGTCGCTACTATTGATCTGGGGATACTAGGGGCTGGGACTTACTGCTCCTCATTCCGCCTAGTCTTGAATGCTACTGCGGTTTCGATACCGGCTCCAATCTGGACTGGGGGAACGATAGCTGCTGGGTTGAAGTTTTGGTTATACCTCTACCAGGATGCTACTGGGGATCGAGCTATTCCAGCTTTTGATCATGCTGCTGCCGGGGACTTCGGGGATGAGGTGGCCTCGCAACAGATCGACGGGACCCCATCGACAATGAGTGTGTATCAGCTTACCTACCATGGGACTCGGTGGCTACTCGATGTCCAATCGGTACCTTCCGGACTGGCGATAACCTAATATGAATCCAATCTTATATCCGAAGGGGATCTGGAGACCCCTGATAAACCATAGCGCTAAGGGGACGCTGGAGCAGCGTAACTTGGCGGTTCTCCATATCACAGCGGGCCGCTCGGCAATATCCGCCATTTGGACATTCGCTGGATCTAAGGCTCCGAACCGTGTATCGGCTCATTTCGTCATCGACCAAGATGGGACGGTGTTCCAGCTAATGGACATCCGAGAGACAGCTTGGCATGCCAGTGCGGTGAATGAGCGGTCTATTGGGATAGAACATGCCGCTATTCCAAGTACATTGATGGCATCTGAGGAGCAGTATAAAGCCTCAGCGGAGTTGGTAGCTTGGCTGTGCGCCAAGATGAAGATCCCGTGTGATAGGGCTCATGTAGTCGGCCATAATGAAGCATCCCCGAAAGATGGGCATACCTTATGCCCCGAAGGTGCATTGAGTACGGATCGGGTAGTTTCCATGGCTAGTCAGATTCAAGGCTTGAAGGGATAAAATGAGAAACCTTGTTTTTCTTATACTTACGGCTGTTGGGTGTTTCGGGCAATCGACCAATACGAATCTATTGACGATCATCCCCAAGACAGATTTGTCGGCAACGGGAGAAATCAGATGGCGGGATGAGCAGCCTGCGGGGTCGAACCATTACATCGGATTCAAATCCCCCACGTCCGTTTCGGCCAACACAGTCTGGGAACTCCCATCGGCAGATGCTGTTGGGTGTATGCAGTCCGATGGTGCCCTGCATCTGACTATTACGGCCTGTGGGTCGGCATCGGTAATCAATGGCTTCTTCGTCACTAATAAGACTGCGGTGGCCCCTCCTGTTACTACCCAGGGCCTTCAAGTCTGGTATAACCCAGTAGACTTTACGACCCATTTCCTGAGCTATGACAATGCCAATGCCCCAAGTCCTATATTCCTGGGGTCGAGCGGGATCTTTTTGCAAGGGACTCCGAATATCAGTGCCGCTGGAACTACCGGCCCATTTGACTTAACTGGGGCTGCTACAGGAGATGGGAGTATACGTCTATACCCAGGGAACGTTGCTGGGAGTTCCTCCTTGTTCTTCCAGGCAGCAAGGGGGGATCAGCCAGGGGCGCAACTTAAGAATGTTATATGTTCTGGGAGTACAAATGGGTGCACCTCGGGGGTGACTACGGCGGATGCGCTGGATATCTTGGACTCCAGTGGTGCCGTAGTATTCAAAGTTATAGGTTCCGGAGATGCAGCGGCTCCTAATACTGTAGGCACTTGGGATATAGCTCCGATTGGTACCACAGAAACTAAGAGTCTAGGAAACAGTACACACCGATGGTTAAAGCTTTGGGTCAAGGATTTTGATATTACTGGCACTGGGAATGCCCCATGGGTCTTGAAGTCTGGGGATACCATGTCTGGTAACCTTCTAGCTAATGCCCCAGGTACCCTGAGTCTTGGCAGTAAGCCTACGCCTTGGGGGTCGGTGTATGCCATGGCAAACGCTTCTAGTCGGAAATTGGAGATATACGCCAATACAGCTACCGATCTGACGGGAGGATTTTTCAGCTTACAGGCCCCGTTCGATGACTTGGTAGCTAAGCAGCTAGCCTTCTATGATGATACCAACGTAGCTTTCCTGAAGCTTTGGAGATTAAACGGAGGCGTAGCGGATAAGCGGGCGGAATTCGAGGGTGATTGGAACCCCTCGGCTGATAATACTTACAGCCTAGGTTCATCCGGTGGTGCAGCCTCATGGAAAGATCTGTACTGGAAGGGAATCCTAAAGCAGGGCTCTACCGTCCGTGTGGATGCTGGTGGCAACGCAGTGTTCCAGTCGGTGACGTGTACTGGGTCCCCATGTGGAGGGGCCGGTGTGATCAATGGATACTTTGTCCAGAATAACACCGCTGTGACTCCGACTCCTACAGCAACTGGCGTCCAGATGTCGTTCGACCCTGTGACTACCAATATGGGTAGTATCAAGGTCTACGACGGGGCCAATACTCTGTCAGCTTTGGAGATTGCATCCTCGATTATAAAACTTACTGGGACTCCGATTATCAGTGCAGTAGGAGCGGCTTCCCCACCTCTTACACTGAATGGGGCTACGTCTGGGAATGGGAATATCCTGATCAATCCTGGGAATATATCCCCTAATGCCAGTCTGATTATCCAGACGGCCAGAGGTGATATCCCAGGTGCGATTATCAAGAACGTCATCTGCTCCGGTAGCTCGAATGGATGTACCTCAGGTGTAACTACTGCCGATGCATTTGAGATCCAGGATGCGGGTGGCGCAGTCGTATTCAAGGTTATCGGATCGGCTGATGCAGGTGCCGCTAACACGGTTGGTACATACGATATAGCTCCGTTGGGGGCAACCGAGACGAGGAGCCTTGGTAACTCTACGCATCGGTGGCTGAAGATTTGGGTTAAGGATTTCGACATTACTGGAACTGGCAATGCACCTTGGGTGCTCAAGACCGGAGATACGATGTCCGGGAACCTACTGGCGAATGCCCCTGGGACTCTGAGTCTCGGTAGCAAGCCAACTCCGTGGGGTTCTCTGTACGGAATGTCCAATGTGTCGAGTAAGAAACTTGAAGTATATGCCAATACTGCTACGGATCTAACTGGTGGATTCTTTAGCCTTCAGGCACCCTTTGATGATTTAGTAGCCAAGCAGTTGGCATTCTATGACGATACGAATACTCCATTCCTGAAGCTGTGGAGACTGAATGGTGGAGTATCTGACAAGCGTGCAGAGTTCGACGGAGACTGGAATCCCGCGATAACCAACACATACAACTTAGGGTCTAGTGGATTGGGTGCCAACTGGCATAACTTCTACTTCAATGGAAGCCTTATCCAGTCCGGTACGACAAGGCTGAATGCCAGTGGGGATGCGACTCTGCATTCCCTGACATGTACGGCCAGTCCGTGCGGCTCAGGGGATGTGAGTAATGGATTCTTCGTCCAGAATAACACCGTGGTATCCCCGATCCCGACTGCCCCTGGAATCCAAATGTCGTTTGATACCAGTGGGGCTACCAAGGGAGTCATTAGGGCCTATAACTTCTCGAATGTCCAGACGGCAATAGAGATCGCCTCCAGTTCGATTAACTTAGTCGGAACCCCGATTATAAACGCCAGTGGATCGGCCAGCCCGCCACTTACCTTGAATGGTTCCAACAGTACGAACGGGAATATTATGCTGAATCCCGGAGCCGTTGGAGGTAACGCTTCAGTCGTAGTTCAGACGGCGATAAACAGCCAGCCGGGGCTGATCGTGTATAACCCAACTGGCAGTAGTATCGGAGTCAACGTTATGGAGGTGCGGCTTAACGCTTCCTCCACGGCTGTATGGAAGATTATCAACTCTACGGATAGTGGTTGCCCGAACTGCATGGTTAGCTACTCCCATAACCCACATGATACGAGTGGATCTGACTCGCTGGGGGATTCGGCACATCGATGGATTATGTTCGCCAATACATTGAATGTTAATGGGGTTAGTACCTTCAATGGCAACCTGACGGCGGTTACTGGTGGGACTCTGGGTCTCGGCAGTGCGGCTACTCCATTCGGTTCCGTGTGGGCTCAGTCCAATGTGTCGAGCCTAAAGTATCAGATTTACGACTCCGGGGCATCTAACTTAACTGGATCTAGCTTCTGGGCAATAACTTCCCAGGATGGTCCGGTTAATAAGACGTTGCATTTTACGGATGATGCCGGTGCTGATGTCTTATCCCTGTGGCGGCTGAGCGGCGGATCGGCCTTGAACGAAGCTAGGTTCGATACCGATGTACTGCCATTGACGGACGCAGTAAGGGATTTGGGATCGGCTACTAAGCGATGGAGAAACCTTTGGGCCTCTGGTTCCCTGATCGTCGGCACCTTGGCATGTACTGGAACCCCATGTGGTGCGAGTTCGAATGTCACCAATGGATTTTTTGTCCAGAACAACACCAATGTAGGGTCCTCTACGGCTGTAGGCTTCCAGGTATCGTTCAACACGGGAACCAATACTACGCTGCTGAAATCCTACGATGGGGCTAATACGATATCCCCTATAGCGATTACCTCTTCGGTGATCCAGCTTGCTGGGACTCCGACTATTACAGCTACTGGGCAGGGGCCATTGCAGCTTAATGGATCTACGGCTGGTGGTTCTCCTAATGGCAATATCCTACTCACGCCTGGGGCAGTTGCTGGGAATGCCAGTGTCCGAGCGATTCAAGCCTTGAATTCCCAACCGGCATTGAAGGTGATCGGTATAGGTGGGTCTACAGCATCTACGTTGTTCGAAGTCGATGATTCCAGTAACGTTGCTCGGTTCTGGGTCGAGGCTCCTGGGAACTCCACCACATCAACTACCTGTCCGAATTGTGTTCATACGGCTAGTATCTATCCGGCTCAGGACGTCATATACGACTTAGGTGTAGACTCCCTTAAGTTCCATAACATGAAGGCCTATGCGGCTCAGGTCGGCCTGATTCCATCCGATATCCCCGCTGGTACTACGTTACAGGCTGTGCAGAATGGTATCAACATCTTCACCATTGATTCCTTCTCTTCCGGTGGTGGATTACCTAGCTTCGTAGGTCGGAGTGCCAACGGAGCATTGGCAACTTGTGTATCTAGCCCTGGCTCCTGTAACACTGGGTCCGGCCAAGTCCTATTCAGCCTTAGTGGCCGAGGTTGGGATAACGGATTTACTATCACAGGGTCGGCGGCTATCTCGTTCTTATCCAATCAGGCTTTTGGTGGTGGACAGGAAGGTGCCGATATCTTCTTCGAGACTACTGCTATTGGAGCTAGTGCGGCTGGTGGCAGACTTAAGAGGATTCAGATTACATCGACTGGACTGAATCCCTTCTTGGATAATACGTACACCTTAGGAGATGGTTCCCACCGTTGGCAGAATGGTAACTTCGCGAATATCACTATCGGGGCCTGTTCGGGTGGTGGGTGTGGCATTAGTCCTAGTGCCAATATCACGTTCACCGGGTCGGATACATTCACGGTTACTACTCAGTTCCAGAATGGGTTGAATATCCAAGGTCCAGGAGCGTTGCTACTTATGGGTGGATCTCAGGTACTGGATCAATCCAGGAATGCTTCGTTTAATAACTTGAATCTCAGTGGTGGCGTGACAAGCAATATCTTCCCTGTGACTGATGGGGCGGTATCGTTGGGGGATAGTACGCATAGGTACTTATCTATATTTGGTACGTTGGCATTCCATAGTTCTCTGATTATGGCGGCAGGAGGTACTGTATCACTGTCTTCGACTACTACAGTCACCGCTCCGAATGGCAGTAATGGGCTCAATGGAACTACGACATGCCCTGCTGGTCAGCATGTAAATACGATAACCATCTCGGGTGGGTTGATTACCTCACTCGCGTGCAACTAATATTATTGGAGAATAAGTTAAATGACGCAGTTAGAGCAGGCATTCGCGTTAGCAGCTACGAGCGTTGAGGATTCCATCCGAGCCGTTCAAGCCTTGATTCCGGCGTATCAGGTACCAGTGCCGGTGCCTGTACCTCAGCCATCCGGGGGCAATGGCTACCCTTCGATGACTATCGACCCCAGGACCTACGGGGCGAAGGGGGATGGCTCCGTAGACGACACCGGGGCTATCCAGAAGGCATTGGACAATGCCAGTATGGGGATTACCGGCCCATCCATGGTACTTCTTGCGAGGGGAGACTACCTCTGCAATGGACCTACCCTGAAGTTCAACAATGATGGGATTATCCTCCAGGGATTCGGTATGGATGGGCAAGGTCCATATGACCCCAATGCATCTCGGCTGATTGCCGGTCCGAACCACGTCAACGGACCGATGATCCTGATCGACGCCAATGATGGGGGAAAGCAGTGGTATCGGGGTACGTGCCTGAGGGGTATTTCCCTAGATGTAACTAGATGCCCGTACTTCACCAAAGGTCAGGACCCGGCTAAGGGTGACCCTACGCCTCCTCCAGTGCTTAAACTCCGAGGCTTATCTAACTGCCCCGAGTTCCGAGATATTCTGGTTTGGGGCCATACAGGTTCGGCAATAGATATCGGATGTAACACCGTAGCCGGTGCGGTATCTGAGAATCTGAGATTCCTGAACTTCTGGGCATACGGTGGACATACAGCCGATGGTGGAATAGGTAAGGAGGTCCCTAAGGCTCCAGGGATACTCAACACAGGTGCGGATAATATTCAGTTCTACGGTGGCTTAATGGCATATGACAATGCCAACGGGACTCTGCCTGTGACTAACTCCCCAGCAGATATAGCGGCTATACAGGTAATGCCTGGAGCTATCGGTGGAGGTTACGGTGGGATCAATGTAACCAACAATGGGTTCATAGTTGAAGGTATGGCTATAACCAATTATGTGGTTAGTTGCCGAGTGAGTCCATTGTTGTTTAACGGTACTTGGTATGGGTCGCAGCATATCAAGTTCACCAATATGGTTATTGAGAACTTCAATCGGGCCTTTGTGGTGAACGAGGAAGCCGAGTCGAATAATCTTGGCTACTGGAGATCTCAGGTGTTCGTCTCCAAATGTATTATCGGTGGTGGCAATGCATGGTATGGTCCGAACCCCCATCAGTTTCTCGGCGACCATATGAATGGTGGAATCATTGATCTGGATTTCCTCGGCTTCCCTGGTGATCTGTCATTGGGTCCGGAAACCAATGGCGTCAGGTACTCCATTGGTTCTAACCCAAATGGCCCAGGAGTCTTCTACGATGCCAAGGACCAGGGGACTAACTCTGGTCAGTTCTGCCGTAACGGCGTCCCAGGTTCGGTGCTGAATGGTTCCCTCGCTGTTATGGGTAATACCCCTGCCAGTCAGGCGGTTCGGGGAACCGGCAACACAGGCATACAGTCCTGGGGTGATACGGCTCAGCTTTGGGGATCATCCAGGACCCTAGGTAGTAGTTCCCAATCGGACCCTGGGAACTTCGGGGAGATGGTAATGTATCAAGATCCGGCTGATGGGAAGTTCTACATCGCCGGATGTATCAAGGGTGGGAATCCAGGTTCGGCAGTATGGCATAGAGCCCTATTGCAGCCCTGGGGAACCAAATCGTAGTACAGTCAAGTGGAAAGGAAAAAGCATGTCTCACGGAAAAGTCTTGAAGTTGGAATCGATGCTGTTGTTGGTTATGTCTGGGGTAGCCTTGGCCCAACAGATAGGAGACCCAGCGGATAAGCCGCTGCCTGAACTGTATAGCCTTAAGGTAGACATCCAGGAGAAGGAAAAGGCCGCACGGGAGGCCAAGATCCAGGAGCTTCGGAAGTACATCCTGGCGGATATCGAGCAGGCAGAACAGGGGATCGTAGCCGAGGCTTGTAAGGCAGTATTGGCCGTAGAGCCTAAGGACTGTAACGTCTACCAGGACCAAAAGACGGGGAAGCTGATGATTGGGTATCGTCCTGGGTATAAGCCTGCCCAGGCTGCTCCGGCTCCTAGTCCTAAACCCCAGACCCCATCGCAGAAGTAGAAGTTCAAGCCTTGAATCAAGGAGGAAGTGTATATGAATCGTCTGATAGTAGCCATTCTCTGCTTCTCAGGTATGGCAAGCGCTCAATTCGGGGGGTATACATTTCCTCCTTCGGCTGGTGGCGTCGGGGTAGGTGCTGCGAACGTTACCGCTACGGCTGCTGGTCCGATTACTAGTCTGGCAATCGATATCAGTACGCTAAAGATTACATCACCGAATACTGCGGTGGTGCAGTGCTGGTCGGGGACATCTACGAGGTCTCCGATCACGATAACTAGCTTTACGACGACTGGGACTAACCCAATCAGCACCATTACTCCGACGTTCAGCAGTTCTAGTAACGTCACATGTGTGGTGAATTCAAATGGTGGCTCAGGGGCTACCGGCCTGACTGGCCCTACCGGTCCGACAGGTTCGACGGGGCCGACTGGTGGGACAGGGCCGACCGGGGCGACGGGGCCGACCGGATCTACAGGGGCTACTGGAGGAACAGGACCGACCGGTCTAACTGGTCCTACCGGACCCACCGGCTCAACTGGATCTACTGGAGCCACAGGTGTTACAGGAGCCACGGGAGCAACAGGTACAAATGGAGCTATTAGTCAGATTCAGAATGGTGGATCGAACCTTCCTGTTAGGCCAACTATTAACTTCTCCTCCGGGTGTACCGACGATAGTGGCAACAATCGGACTAACTGTTCAGGTGGAGGAGCAAGTCCGGGTGGTACGACCGATACTATCCAGACGAATAATGGAAGTGGTGGGCTAGGAGGTCCTGCGAACCTAACAAATGACGGGACAACGTTTCATCAGGCTAACACTACTGGCAATGCATCTTTCACTTCAGATACTACAGCGACCGGTATAAAACGAACTCAAGTTGAGCCTACCGCTTGTTCCACAGGAGGATTCGGGAACCTTCAATCGGGCACCTGTGAATTGTTTTACCTGGGAGGTTTGTTCAATCCAGCGAACTATGGAAACCTCGCTGGTAAAACCATGCAAGCTACCTTCTACAATGGCCGCAACTCCCCGGACAACTCAGACAAGAAGTCGATCTCGGGCCTCAACCTATATTGGAATTTTCCGGCTGGCGGCCAGAAGTTCGGAATTGCGAACAACGTATCTTGTGCGGGTTCAGGAGACTGCTTTACCCAATCAAATGGTGTCTACTATTCTGGGTACTCCACCGCTCCAGGTGATGAGGGTGTGAGCGGAAACAGTAATCAGATCATCCAGACATCTGATTTGATCCAGCCAATCATTACTACCAAAACAGTCTCGTCTTGCGCGGCTACAAGTCTCAATCAGGCTGTAACAAAGAATGCGGATGCCGGTACTCCACCGCAGACAGTAGCTGTATTGCCTAGCGCCACTGGATGCGCTGCTGGTGATTGGATTACTATCGGGTATGGTGCGATCGGGTCACCTGCCGCATACAATGAAGAAATCGTGCAGCTTACAGGTGCTGGTTCAGGCACGATTACAGCGGTATTCCAGAGTGACCACGCGAGCGGGGCACCGGTTGGCCCGGCAACAGTCCTTGCTTACGCGAGCATGGTAGCGGGTGGAGCCAATGGTCCGGCTACCGACAAGGTGTGGGTTGACATCGATGCGGCGGCGTCTACAGTCACCGGGACCATCACCGGTATTTCTGGAGGCACCGTTACGGGGTCCGGGACCTCGTGGTCAAACACCATGGTAGGAGGTACCGCGAACAGCGTCGGCTGCATGAGCTTCCCGGTTGATACGGTTACTGTGGCTCCATTCTATAACTCGACCAGACGATTGGTGTCCTGGTATCCAATCCAGTCGGTTACTGATGGTACTCATCTTGTGCTGCAAGGGTACACAGGAGTAGCAGCAGCAGGAAACAAGTTCGTGATAAAACCCTGTGCTGTCCAGCATGAGACTGCACTTAGTTATGGAACTACCAGTGAAACTGTTACGGGCGTCGTGTTGGCATACAACACGTTTGCCTGGACAGTGGGCCACCAGATAGAAGCGACCATCAGTCCATTCTCTTCGGTCAACCATGGTGAGCTAGTTGCTATGTGGCAGACGGGTCCGGGAAGTAATCTGGGTTCTCAATACGTAGGTGTGAATATCGGATATCAGCCTGTTCAGGGGTTCTTACAAACCGAACAATCGGGATTGGACGGAGCGCTGTGGCATCCAATTTATACGAGCGGAATTACTGCGACTGGAAGCACCGGCCAGACCTGCTTGTTAGACTCTTTCAATGGAGGTGGTACCGGTGCTTCGGCTTTCATAGAACTGACTGGGACTAACACCATTGCTTCAGGTCAGGTGATCTACGTTACGCAGCCGGGGGCACACTATGGGGCCATTACATCGGCTACGGCCTCCAGTGGCACTGCGACTTGCTCTGGTACCGCTACCCTCACCTCAACACCTAGCTACTCCTATAAATACGGTTGGCAACAGGCAGCGTGGACAGGATCTGGAGTGATTGCAGCTAGTGGTAAGGATCAAACCGGCACATTGATCGGGGCCACGACCTATGTTGGAGATCCCAAGGCCATTACCTGGAGCGGAGCCGGTGGTAGTGGGTTCCTCGCCCCCAGTGGATCAACCCTCGGCCAGCTTGATATGGGGTCGTCGGCATCCAAGATCCATTGGACTGATGACCCGTCCCATCCGTCCTTCGGGGCGCTCTGGGATTTCAGCGCTCCAATTGCGGCGTTTAACAACGTTACCCTTACTATTCCGAACTCCTCTGGAGTGCTCTGTCTGGATTCCACGGGATGTAGCTTCCCCGGAATCCTAACTCGCAGCATCCCGAATAACGTAAACGATACTATTGAGATTGGGAATTACGGGCCGGACTTTAATAGTCAGTTTTCGTGTTATCAGGTGTCGGCAGGTTACGAGCAGCAGGCCAAAATGTGGGAATTCTGTAGCCACTTCGCCTATACAGGTACTTCCTGGAATTATGTGGTGCCTGTGTCGTACACGCCTTCCAATTCGGGGGATGACTTTGCCTTGGACGTGTTGTCCTCATCGTCCACTGGACGGACCTATTTAAGGCTTAGGAGAACGTTGTCTGGAGGTGCTTATGCCCTCTCCGTTAGGGTCTCGCTTAATCAAACGGTGGGAAAATCCAGCGATGTGTTTACGGCTACGTCAGCCACCGCGACCGGGGTAACTCCGCCAACTGCGTCATTTCCCACGGCAGTAATAACCCAAAGCGACAACAAGCTTGGAATAGTTAACGCGACAAACTTTGTCGCTTCGATAGACCCGACCAACCTAACCGCCAATCGAACGTTCACGTTGCCGAACGCGCCAGGGACCTTCGCCCTAACCACTAACACTGCACGTAACTATGGAGGGGCGTTTGGGACACCGGGCGGGGCCACTCTCTCGACCGGCCTAATCTCTTATACTCAACCGATTGCTGCCGCTTGCACAATCACCGGGTTCGATATAGAAGTGGACACGGGCACGGCAACGGTCAAGTTCTGGAAGGTGGCTGCTGGTACGGCACTGCCAGATGTCGGTAATTCAATCAGTACGTCTGGAGTAGCGATCTCGACTGGGACGGTCCTGCATTCCACCACCACTTCTGACTTTACAACATTGGCGGTAGCGGCAAACGACGTAATTGCCATGACCAATACCGCCACATCCGGGGCGGGCTTTATCCAGGCTACAGTGAGGTGTCAGTGATGCGATATCAATCTACATTACCAGTTATATTGAGCGTGTTGGCGGCAGTGTGTGGGACTCCATATAGGATGCAGGCTGCACTCCCGTCAGGGCTCCAAATCGACGTAAGGACTGGTGGGTCGGCCAATAACGGGGGAGGGTTCAACACCTCCGGATCTTCCTGTGGCACCGACTTCTCCCAACAGAATAGCGCTCAGATTGCCTATACGGATTTAGTGATCGGCGGCACCACCACTCAGTACACCAGCGCCGCGAACCCAGTGGACGGGACGGTGACATGCAACACTATCCAGATCATTTCCGGATCGGGGTGTACGGCTGGGTTTTACAACATATCGTCGCGTTCCGGCACCACCGCGACTGTTGATCGGTCCATGGGAACGGCAGCTAGTACCTGTGTAGCGAATTTGGGAGGGGCACTAACGTTAGTCAAAGCAGTGACGATGTATGCGGATCAGAACGTGATCCACTTGCAAACTGGCACGTATACTCTAACGTCTGCTCTGGGGCTTCCATCATCAACAGCAGTTAGTATTATCGGATATGGGAGTACTCACGGAGATCACGGAACTAAGCCATTAGTGACTACCGCGACAAACTCTACCCAACTGTTCACCGGGACCACTGGGACGGTAGTAAGGTTCGTTAATATAAGTCTTTCCAATACTGCTACTACGCGAGGAGATGCGTTCCGGGCAGTCGGGAATTTTCCCTCGGTCTTCTTCATAGACTGCCTTCTCGACGGGTTTGAC